TCCTTTAAGGATAACATTGATATCTTTGATTATCTTAGGTCTTTGGCGATCAGAAAGACCAACAAATCCACCGCAGTTTCTGCGGCGAAAGAGATTAAAAAATACTCTATTCGCCGCACAATCCACAGGTCAGCCTTGGATGTTGCGGACAAGATGAAGAAGATCGCTCCTGACTCTTCTTATCAAAAGATTATTGAAGAAGCTGATGGAGCTTTTAATAAAATAATTAATATTTACGAAAACAATGAAGAAAAACCTGTCAACATCTTTGAGGAGATGGAGAATGTCATTGAGGAGCGCGGAAACAATCCAATCACTGAGTTTGGATTCATGGGTCCGTTTGCAACCGTCAATAAGGTCTATGGCTCTCTATTACGACCAGGCAATATTACCGTTATTGTCGCTAGGTCTGGCGTAGGCAAAACATTGCTTGCCCTAAACTACACTACAAAAGTCTCGGCTCAATACGATGTTCCTGTCTTGCATTTCGACAATGGCGAAATGAGCAAGGAGGAGGTTATTATGCGTCAATGCGCCGCCCTTAGTCATGTTCCAATGCACTTGCTTGAAACTGGACTTTGGCGCAAGGCTGGAGAAGATGTAGTTGAGAAGGTCCGCTCGACTTGGAATAAGATCAAGAATCTTAAGTTCTATTATTATAACGTCGGTGGGATGACCACCGATCAAATGATCAATAATCTTAAGCGTTTTTATTATTCAAAGATTGGTCGAGGCAACCCCTTGATCTTTAGTTTTGATTATATCAAACCCTCCGCAGATGCGGAAGGCGGAAAGCCAGAATGGCAAGTCATTGGCGATATGCTTAATAGGTTTAAAAAAACCCTTCAGCGTGATATCACTCAAGATCAAAAGCCAATGATCACAATGTTCACCTCTATTCAGTCCAATAGAAGCGGCATCACTACAAACCGAAATTCTGACGCGATCAATGACGATGAGGGCATCGTCTCAATGTCAGATAGAATTACGCATTATTGCTCGCATATGGCTATTCTACGGCCCAAGACTGCGGACGAGAGACAAGAAGAGGGAGCTATGTTTGGTTCTCACAAGCTAATCTTCGTCAAGAACCGCTTCCTTGGATCAGATGTGGCGGGGGCTGTCGAACTTGTCAGAATGCAAGACGGAACCTTGAAGAAGAACTTCATTAATCTTCAATTTGAGAATTTCGACATTAAGGAGCGAGGCGACCTAAGAGATATCGTAAATCAAGCGGATACTGGAGGAACAACACTGGAGCGTGCAAATGAGCAGGATGATGTCCCAGACTTCAACAATTGATCCAACTGTCCTTAAATCTTCTCTTGAATCGTTGGGATATCAATTGAAAGATTATGGCAGTTATTGGAGAACTAGAGCCATTTATCGCGGTGGAGATAATTCCACAGCTTTAAAGATCTATAAAAATAGCGGAGTATGGACAGACTTTGCCGAGACAAGCTCAAAAAGCTATCCGTTTCAAAGGCTCGTCGAATTGACTTTGGATACCAAAGATTCACATATTGTAAATAAATATGTAAAATTTGATCCACAGAATATTATTCATGTCGAGATAAAGGAAAAGATCGAAATGGAAAAGATATACCCAGAAGACATATTGAATAATCTTTTGCCTGAGCTTTCCTTTTATCAGAAAAAGCACATCAGCGACGATACTTTAAATTTTTATAAGTGCGGGTATGCAACCTCTGGACAGCTTTTCCGCCGTATAGTTTTCCCTATCTACAATCAGTTTGGACAGATCCACGGCTTTTCTGGAAGAGCAGTATTCTGGGATAAGAGTTCAGAGTATCCTAAATGGAAGCATATCGGTAAACGTGCTGATTGGGTCTACCCTCTCTACATCAAGAGAAACGGGCGTGAAGAGATCAGAGAAGGCATCGAAAAAGAAAAGAGCGTTATTATTGTAGAAAGCGTTGGTGACAGTATGGCCCTTTTTGAAAGAGGTTTTAAAAACACAATTGTTACCTTTGGTCTTGGAATCTCATCCAAAATTTGCTCTGCTCTAGTTGCTCTTGATCCAGACAAAATCATTATTGCGTCAAATAATGACTATGAAGGCGACATTAATCACGGGCTAGTTTCTGCTTGCAAAAGCTATCTTCAGCTATGCTCGATCTTTGATCCAGTTAAACTTGAGATTAGACTCCCTATTAAAAATGATTTTTTTGACATGCATGTTTGCGAGTCAGAAGGCGAAGCTGGTCTTTTCTCACAGTGGGTTGACAAACGTGTGAATGCCAAACTACAGTCGGAAAGCATTCATAAAATCGCAGTAGAGAATAAATTTTCAGAAAACCTTATTAAAAAAGCCGAGTATATTTTAAATGAAATTTGACAAAGACTTATATCAAACCGTAGATGGATGGTGCAATTTTCAAAGCCTTTATGAGCGAGAAGTAGACGCTCATAACAATGCTAATTTTATAGAAATTGGATCTTGGAAAGGCCAAAGTGCTATTTTAATGGCATCGTTAATAGCGAATAATGATAAAAATATCAAATTTTTTTGCGTTGATACATGGCAGGGCAGCGAGGAACATCAAAATGATTCTGATATATTAAATGACAGTCTTTTTAAAACTTTTCTAAAAAACATTGAACCTGTAAAAGATTATATTACTCCTATAAGAAAAACTTCAGTTGATGCTGCGAGCGGATTCCCTAATGAATTTTTTGATTTTATTTTTATTGATGCAGCCCATGATTATGAAAATGTAAAAAATGATATTAACGCTTGGTATCCAAAATTGAAAAAGGGAGGAACTTTTGCTGGACATGACTTTCACCCAACTTGGTCAGGCGTAATTCAAGCTGTATCAGAATGGAGCAATCAAAATAAAAAATATATATCTGTTGAAGGAACTTCGTGGGTTCATTTTAAAAACTCTTCTAGTTGAAAATAGAAAATAAACATACCGCTCTTTCTGCGAGTAGGATAAAGACCCTAGAGAAATGTAGTTGGTCTTATTGGTGCAGCTATGTCTTAAAGCTTCCAGAGAAAAGTAATGATGGGGCCAACAGAGGGAACGTTGTCCACTTTACTTTGGATGTTCTAGCAAAAGCTAAAAGAAAGCATTATGTTAAAACCATTTTAAAAGAAAAAGATGTATTTGTTATTCCTTCGGTTCGCAGGTTGATGCTTCGACACGCCAGAGATCATCGCGTATCAGATCCTGATAATATTGAGATGATCAAGCAGATGACTCTAACTGCATTAGAGTATGATTTCTGGGGCGACTCTAAACTGAAGCCTATTAAAGATATTGGAGAAAGAGATTTCGATATCACTGTAAACAAGGGCAAAAAGAAGTATAGGATCAAAGGATTTATCGATAGGCAGTTTATCTACGAAGACTTTACTTCTGTTGTTCGTGATTATAAAACGAGCAAGGCGGTATTTGCGGGCAAGGACGCAGAGGATAACTTGCAGCATCTAATGTATACCCTTGCTACAAAAAAACTCGATCCAGAGCACAACGTGTCGATGGAATTCTTGTTTTTAAAGTTTTCTCTTAAGGACAAAGGCAAGGGAAGTGGTCTTTTAAGAATGGACCCATTGTCCAAAAAAGATCTTACCGATTTTGAGAACCATCTTACAGAAGTGCAAAAGGTGGTTGATAACTTTAGCGAGGCAGATGCTTATTCAAATTTTGCTGCGGATAAGCCTATGCCCTCAGATGGTTCCTTTACCGGAAAGCTTTCATGCGGCTTTGCGAAATACAAGGGCCAGCTAAAAAAAGATGGCAACCCAATGTGGCATTGTCCCTTTAAATTTGGTTTTAATTACTACGCTCTTAGAGACAAGGATAATAAGATTATCAAAACGTTTCTTGAAGACGATAAAGATGAAGCCTTTAAGTTAGCAAAGGTTGAGCAAAAAGTTACCAAAGAAACGTATCTTGGGTGTCCAAAGCACTTGACATCCTAGCCATCCTTGGTAGGATAGTGGTATGATTCCACTATTCAAGTCCCACTTTTCTATCGGGAAAAGCATCTTGACTCTGGCAGAGCCAGAAAAGCAAAAGAAAGATGGGCCAGACAGTATCCTCTCTTTAGCCTTGGATAACGGGCTAAAGGAAATTTATCTTGTAGAGGACTCTCTTACAGGATTTTTGACCGCATTTAAGATTTGCCAAAAGTACGATCTGTCACTAAGGTTTGGGCTTAGAATCAGTATCTGCAATGATTACCAGTCGATTGAATCTTCAAAAAGTAAGCTAGTCCTATTTGCTTTGAACGATCAAGGCTTCAAGGATATCAATAAAATCTATACTTTTGCTCATACAAAAAATGATGGCTTGATCTCTAATGACGATCTAGCATCCAGATTAAATCCAAACATCTTCGTTTGCGTGCCATTTTACGATTCTTATGTTTGGAATAATTATCATTATTTTAATAATTGCACTCCATTTTTTCTGGATAACGTCGATCACGCTTACTTGACAGAAAATAATAAGCTTCCTTTTGACCAGATTATTTCGAAGATAATCGAATCAAAGGGAAAAGAAATCATGCCTGTCAAGTCAATCTATTATAAAAATAGAGAAGATTACGAGGCGTGGATTACTTATAAGATAGCTTGCAGTGGAACAATGGGAAGAAGCCGCACTTTATCGGCGCCAGATCTAAGTGACTGTGGTAGTAAAGAATTCTGTTTTCAATCTTGGAAGGAGGCTTCATGAATAGTCTTTTAAGGCAAAATCTAAATCAGAAGTTCGTCGTTTTTGACACAGAGACAGAAGGACTGTCTTTGACAGACTCTCGTCCTTGGCAACTTTCTTGGATCGTCTGCAAAGGCGAAGAGATTCTAGAGCAGCACGATGAATTCGTTCTATATCCAGACTTGAACGTTTCTGCGGATGCAGCCAGAATCACTGGTTTTAATTACGACACTTACCGCAGTAAGGCAAAGCCTCCTATCGAAGTCTGGAAAATGTTTGCTAATTATCTGTACAATGAAAACTACATTCTCGTTGGACAGAACATTTTGAATTACGATATTTATGTTTTGAATACCATGATGAGAACAATTGGCATCCAGAACAACTGGAGCTTTTTGCCGAGAATGATTGACACTAGGGCGCTTGCCACCGCAATGTTCAAGGATATCAAGTTATCTGGAGATAGGCTTTCTTGGCAAATGAAGCTAATGCATTTTAGAGAAAAAGGTCTAAAGACCAATCAAGCTTTTCTTCTAAAGCATTTTAGTATTGATCACGATCCATCGAAACTGCACAATGCGTTATACGACATCACGATGAATTATAAGATTTTCCGCAAACTTATCATGGGGGTAGAGCTATGAAAACATTCCAAACTTCGTTCGAAAAATATAAGAATCCTATACCTCCCGGTGTTCGTTTGCCAGAAATTAAGATCGAGCAGAGATATTATGCATCTCTCGGTATTGATCCAACCGTTTCAAATTTCGAGTTTCTACGTCAGCTTTGTCTAAGAGCTGTCAAAACAAAAGGTATAGATAAACTACAAAATAAAAAAGATTATTATGAAAGAGCTAAATATGAACTGGCAATCTTTGAAGAGCTTGGTTTCGTCGATTATGTTCTGCTTAATTGGGACATTCTTAATTATGCTCATGAGCACGATATTCCTACTGGTTACGGTCGTGGGTCTGCGGCTGGCTCTTTGGTTCTTTTTCTGATTGGCGTCACTAATGTAGATCCAATCAAGAACGGACTATTCTTTGAACGGTTCGTGTCGAAAAGCCGCGCCAAGAAGATCATCGTTGATGGCATTACCTATCTTGATGGCTCTCTTATGCCTGATGTTGATAACGATATCGAATTCTCTAAGAGAGCAGAGGTAATCAACTACATCAAAGAAAAGTATAGCGGTAAGACCTGTAAGATTCTTACCATGAACACTTTAACTGGTAAACTCTGCATTAAAGAATGCGGCAAGATCGTTGCTGAAATGTCAGAGGACGAGGTAAATGCTGTAAGCGATGTGATTCCAAAGCAGTTTGGAAAGGTATTTGCATTAAAGGACGCCTACGATGAGAGCGAGCAGTTCAAAGCTTTCTGCGATAAGAATCCTAAAGTCTTTAAAATTGCAAAAAAAATCGAGGCTCTGAATAAGAATACCGGCGTTCACCCGTCTGGCATATCGATCTCTTATTACGATAATGAAGATATTATGCCACTCCAAAAGACTGGAGATGGCGAAATCGTGTCTGCCTACGACATGAATAACGTTTCAGAAATTACAGTTAAGTTTGATATCCTTGGCCTCAGAACTCTTACTGTAGTTTATGATACTTGCCAGCGCCTTGGTCTCGACTTCAAGAATCTTGATTTTGATAACTCATCAACTTATAAATTCTTGCAGGACTTGTCGAATCCAAAAGGACTCTTCCAAATTGAAGCAAACACAAACTTTCATGTTTGCAAAAAGGTAAAGCCGCGAAACATGCTTGAGCTTGCTTGTGTACTTTCTCTGGCAAGACCCGGAGCATTAGACTTCTTGGAGCAGTACGCGACATACGTTAGGACTGGAGAATTCCAATCAGTTCACCCTTTCTTTGACGACATTCTCAGCATAACTGGAGGTATTCCAATCTTCCAAGAGCAGTTAATGAAGATGATCGTTAAGGTTGGATTCACTCTTGATGAAGCAGAAACGGTTCGTCGTATTGTAGGAAAAAAGAAGGTTAGCGAAATGCCTGCTTGGCAGCAGAAGATCAGAGAAAAGATTGCAGCTAATAATCTTGATCCTGCGATTGCTGATGTTCTTTGGAAGGTTGCCGAAGATAGCGCGAATTATTCATTCAATGCGTCTCACGCTTTTAGCTATGCAACCCTTAGTGCGCTGACGACTTATCTTAAGTTCAATCATCCAAAAGAGTTCTTCCTCGCTTTGCTTAGGTCATCTAGGCATGAGCCAAATCCACACGAAGAGATTGAGTCGATCTCGCAAGAACTCAGCTTCTTCGATATCCGTCTTTTGCCCCCAGATCTCTCTAAGTCAAAGGCGGATTTTGAAATTCAAGGTAATGATATTCGCTTTGGATTAAATGCTATCAAGGGCGTTTCAGACAAAGTGCTTTCTCATTTGCTTGAGTTTAGAGATATTGAGTTCTCAAATAAAATCGACTGCTTCGATGCCGCCAAAGAAGCTGGCGTAAATATCGGCGTCGTCTCATCCTTGATTCAAGCTGGAACTCTTTCGAGCTTTGGCGATAAGAGATGCAGGCTTGTGCTTGAGGCTCAGACCTACAATATTCTTACTGATAGAGAAAAAAGAAACGTCAAACTTTTGGCCCCAAAGCATAATTTTGACGTACTAAATACTATCGCTGAAACAGTTAAAAACAAAACCGTTGGGGACGATGGTAAGATTTTTATGAAAGACTCCAGATACGAGACTTTCAAAAACAAATATCAGGCGTACAAGAAGATCTATGATATGAATAAAAAATACGAGAAGTTTGCCAACTGGTTTTTTGAGCGACAGCTTCTTGGATATAGCTATACACACAAGCTTAAAGAAGTATTTTCTGAAGATGATTCTGATCGCCTGTCTACAACATACGAAGCTTCTCAAGTAGAAGTGCGCCAAAACGTCAAAATGGTAGGGGTGGTCAAAGAAGCGCGTAAGAAAGTTAGCAGAGCCGGTCGCCCTTATTTATTCGTAAAAATCTCTGACGAATATGGAGAAATGGTTTGCAGGCTCACAGATGGCGGAAGAGATGACAAGTTCACAATGTATTATGAAGGCGGCGGCAAAACCCCAAAGGAAGATGACATTGTTGTCATTTATGGTTCTAAGGCCGAGGATTCTATTTTCCTAAATGGCTTGACAGTCTTGACCGAAAAGATTTATACAAAGATGTCACAAGTAGAATCTTAAGTGTAAAATGAATAAAGTGCAAGAGATTAACTTTACTCCTAGAGTTAAGAGAGCATTGGATGTAGCCAAGCAGAGATGCTTGGAAAACAACTGGCATGAAATTACTGATGAATTTTTATTGCATGCCGTTCTCTTTTCGGAGTCGATGATAGTAAACCTTGCCTTTCAAAGCGTTAAGATAGAAATAAAAGACGTAGTTTTAGCCCTTTCTAAAACCTTACCTACTGGCAAAAAGAAAGTTAGCGAAAAGCAAGTGCAGTTTAGCGCCACTGCAAAAGCTATCGTTGACAACTCTTACAAGATTTCTCAAAGCTTTAAGCAAAATTATACTGGAGTTGAGCATTTATTTCTCTCAATTCTTAGACATTCCCAAGGCGTTGCTAAGTTTTTCAAAAAGCACGGCTTAGACATAGCCTACTTTGCCGATAAAGTAGAAAAAGAATGCAAGCATCTTTCTAATCCAGTAAAGAAGCCTATAGAATCTCAGTCTTCAAAGTCGCAAGACGCCCTATCTGAGTTCTGTGAAGACTATAATGAAAAGGCTGCTGCTGGAGACTTTGAGCATATCTTCTTCAGAGAAAAAGAAGTAGAGCAGCTTTCTGAGATCCTTTGCCGTAAACAAAAGAGAAATCCAATACTTATTGGGCATCCGGGCGTTGGTAAAAGTGCAGTTGTCGGCTTAATTGCTAAGAAAATTGTTTCTTGCCAATGCACAGAGTTCTTGCTTAACAAAAGGATCATAAGTATTAATCTTGGCAACCTCATCGCTGGAACAAAGCTTAGAGGCGAGTTTGAAGAGCGCTTGACAAAGGTAATGGAGCAAATAAAAAAGATTGGCAATGTCATTGTGTTTATTGATGAGGTTCACAACTTAATCGGCCTTGGAAATGACGCAGGGTCAATGGATGGCGCAAATATTCTAAAGTCCTATTTAACATGCGAGGACATGTCTTTTATTGGAGCTACCACAGAAAAAGAATACGAAAATTACTTTGCAAAAGACGCAGCGATGAATCGCCGCTTTGAGCCTGTATTCATCAAAGAGCCCAATAAGGAACAGACTCTTGATATTCTGAAAAGACTGAAGGAATTCTACGAGTCATTCCATATGATTAAGTACCCAGACAATGTTCTTGTGGACATTATTAATGTATGCGATAAGTATCTTACCAGCAAACACTTTCCAGACAAGGCTATTGATTTGATGGATCAAGTTGGCGCTAAGGTCAAAATTAAAGCGTTTGCGCGCCCACAAGAGATCAAGAACATGGAGAAGCTGATTTTGGAGTTTGAGAAGATCGCGCCAGAGAACATAAAAGAAGAGCACCTCGACGATATTATTAACGACTATCAAAAGAAATATGATGCTTGGGCAGAAGTAATAAAGAATAAAAAAGAAAAGGCGAGAACCAAAGATGTTTACCAAGCACTATCCGATAAGATTGGCAAAGTCATTGATTCTGAATCAGAGAACTCTGGGATCAAAAATATATATGCGAATCTTAAAAAGCATGTCTTTGGTCAGGACGATGTAATTAAAAAGATCTCTGACTGCGTGCTGCGTAGCTCTTTCGGCTTGGCTAAGAACTCTCGTCCTCTTGGCAACTTCATGTTTATTGGCCCAACGGGTTCTGGCAAAACCCACTTAGCTAAAACATTAGCTAAAGAAGCTTTTGGAGATGAGTCGAACTTGTGCATCATTGATATGTCCGAGTTTATGGAGAGTCATTCTGTATCTAAGCTCATTGGTGCTCCTCCGGGTTATGTCGGACACAGCAGTCCAAGCATGTTTTTCACCCAATTGCAGAAGCATCCATCAACAGTGTTTCTTTTCGACGAAGTAGAAAAGGCGCATCCAGATGTAGTAAATATTCTTCTCCAAATTATGGATCGCGGCGAGCTTACTGATTCATTGGGCAATAAATTAAACTTTAAAAACTCTATTATTATTATGACTGGCAACGTAGGTTTCCAGATCAACGACAATAAGAAGATGGGTTTCGGAGCCGTTTCAAATCCAAAGCCCACTAAAGATACCATCATGGACAGCCTAAAGAGATTTTTTAGGCCAGAATTCCTTGCCAGATTGAATGAAATCGTTATCTTTCAAGAACTATCTGGAGAGAGCTTAGTCAAGGTAGTTCAAGCAGAATTAGATTCTATCAAAACATCCCTTGCAAGCAGCGGCACCACAATCTCCTTCTCTTCAGAAATTATTGATTACGTGATTGATAAGACAAAGGACTCCAACTCTGGAGCAAGAAAGATAGTATTCTTTATAGAGAATGAATTAAAAACTAAAATAGTTGATGTTTTGTCTACTGGTAAGTATAATCAAATCAAAGTCTGCATTAAAGACGGAGAAATAGAAGTAGATGGAAAAGCAAAAAAACTTCTTGCAACATACTGTAAGCAATAAAAAGCTTCTTCCCATAGAAGAAGAATTTTTATCTGAGATCTCCAAAAGAATTGAATCAAAGCTTCAGTTTAAGATCTCTAATGTATTTAAGCATCACTCCAGTCCGCTTTATGACTGTTTTTTTATTGCTGCCGATAATCGACCATTTTTTCTAAAGGTCAATCTTTCTCCAGACGCCCCAAATTCTTGGGATTTGCTAGTTCAAAATAATTTTGATTTTCATCCAATAATTTTAGACTCTTCGTCTCTAGAGGATGAATTTAAATTTATATTTTTTGAGCTTCCCAAAGGTACGTTTGCTAATGATATATCGAACTATCTTTTGAGTCCAAAGCTCAATTTAGCAAACTTATTCGCTAGGGACTATAATAAAATTCATTCTTTTAAATTCTCGGCTAACGATGAAACGTTATCTTTGCATGAATCTTTTTTGCCAAGAGATGCAATGAGAATTTACAGAAAATACCCAATAGTAGATTTGTTCTCTACTTTAAAAATAGTTTTTGAGGATATTTATAAACCCAATCCATCTCATTGTAATTTTTGCCATTTTGATCTTAATCTAGAAAATATTATATATACTGGATCTGAATTTAAATTTATTAATTTTGAATACTCATCTAACGCTAATAAATATTTAGATATATGGCTCACTAAAACATTACTCAATTGCTCTGATAGTACTTTTTATAAATTTCTGCAAAACTACGATAAAGAAGATGTTGAAAAAATACTTCAATATGAAGACGCCTCAAATCATTTTATTTTTTCGTATTTTAATTCAAAAATAATTGCAGAATATATGACCTTTGGTTTACGTGATCCAGTAAAATTAAAGGATTGGATAAACCAGTCTAGTTTTTTTTATTCAAAAATTGCAAATAAACTTTATATCGAAAAAGATATTGACAAATTGATAAGAGACTTTTATTATCTGTGGCAACAATAAAATCATGACAAATCGAACAAACACCGCACTAAACGTAATCAGAAAGTCTGCTGGTCGCTACTTTGGACTTGAGACAAAGAATGAGACTATCAATGCCCGCTTTATTGGCGAGTCTATCGCTACAATTGTTGTAGAAGACCGTAATGCTGGCGAGGTCCGTCGAATTGCTAAGTCTAGCATTACGGCGGTCTCATTCCGAGGCTCACGAACTGTAGTCCGCTAACCACCAAAACCCACAGGAAACTGTGGGTTTTTTAGTGTAAAAATATATATGCCATTACCAACACCGAAAAAGAATCAAGAGGAGAGTGATTTCATTGCCTCTTGCATGGGCTCAGAGACAATGAACAAAGAGTATCCAAATCAAAAGCAAAGAGCCGCAATTTGTTATTCTCAATACAAAAGAAAGAAGAAGAAGTCAGAAGGCTCAATGGACGAGAAAACAGAGTGGAAAGAAGAGGATGTTTCTAGAGTAATTATAGAGTAATAAATAGTTTAAAAGATAAAGGGCGCATTTATCATCCTAAAACGATGATTTATGCGCCTTAATTTTTATAAACCAAATAGATCGAATACAGGTACAGCCGTATCTTTTAATACGGTAGACAAGAAGGAAGAAAAGGGTATAGATCTCTATGTCAGCTTTATCAAGCAAGCTGGCTGGAACGATCAGACAAAGAAAGGTTCTTTTAGCGAGAACGCAAAGAACCCAGAGAAGACGGCTTCTCTAAAATTTAACGAAGCTGAGGCAGCTTCTATTATCCGAGCAGTTCGTCTTGGATCGAAGTTTTCGACTGTTCACGCTTTTCAAGGCTCCACTACATCTATTATGTTTGGGCCTTATCAAAAGAAGAATGGCGACGCTGCGCTTTCTTTTTCTATTAAGAAAGGTGAGCAATCATTTCTTATTGGTTTTGAACTTGGAGAAGGTGAGCTTATTGCCCAGTACCTAGAGAACTATCTCCGTAAGTCGTTCGACCTTTCTGAATGAAAAAGACTGTAGTTTTCCATAGCAATCACAGCCGAATGTTTACAGGATTCGGCAAGAATGCTAAAAATGTTCTCAGGTATCTTTATAAAACTGGCAAATACAATATTATTGAATTCGCCAACTCAAAGACTAAGAACGCCGAAGATCTAAAGACGCTTCCTTGGCAAGCGTTTGGCACTCTTCCAGAGCAAGGAAAACTACAGGCTCTTGCCTCTGATCAAACAAAGATCAGAATGGCTAGTTATGGGGTAATTGAAATTGATGAGCTTATCAAAGAGGCAAAGCCAGATTTCTATATTGGCACAGAGGACATCTGGGCTCTATCTCCTTTGGTCGATAAGAAATGGTGGAATGAGAATTGCATGATATGGACAACCCTTGATTCTCTTCCTATCTATCCTGATGCGATCAACATCATCTCAAAAGTAAAACATTATTACGCTTGGAGTTCTTTCGTAGAAAAAGAAATCAAGCGACTTGGATACCCAGAAGGTTCAATAAAGACATTAAGAGGGGCAACAGAGACCTCCTCATTCTTTAGACTCAAGGACGAAGAGAAGAAGCTGTTGAGGAAAGAGTTTGGGCTTTCTGATGAATTCATCGTTGGGTTTGTTTTTAGAAATCAACTCAGAAAAAGCGTCCCTAATCTAATGCAGGGCTTTAAGCTTTTCAAGGACAAGAATCCAAAACTTAAGCCTAAACTGCTTCTGCATACACATTGGTCAGAAGGTTGGGATATTCAAAGGTTGATCAAAGACAATGGGCTAGACAACTCCGACATTCTTACTACTTATTTTTGCAAAAAGTGCAAACAGTATGAAATCAAATCGTTTTCGGGTCAAAAGATTGCTTGTAGATTTTGTGACGGCAAAGATACTGTAGAGACAACGAATATTCATAATGGCGTAAGCGAAGACCAGCTTAATGAAATTTATAATTTAATGGATGTTTACTGCCATCCATTCACAAGTGGTGGTCAAGAAATTCCAGTAACAGAAGCAAAACTTACTGAGTTAATCACATTAGTCACGAACTATTCTTGCGGAGAAGATTTTTCCACTGAAGATAGCGGAGGAATGCCGCTTTCTTGGAAACCGTATTTTGAACCTGGCACAAACTTTATCAAAGCGACTACTCTTCCAGAGTCTATCGCAGATAAGCTTGAGAGAGTTGCCTATACTCCACTTTCTAAGCGAAGTGAAATGGGCAAAAAAGCCAGACAGTTCGTTTTGGATAATCTGTCTGCCGAGGTAATTGGAAAACAAATAGAAAAGATTATTGATAACGCCCCGAAAATTCAATGGAGTTACTCCTCTTCTTTTGAGCTTAGAAACCCAAACCATCAGCCAATTGAATCCACAAATGATACTGATTGGGTAGTTGATCTTTACAAAAACATTCTAAAGATGAATGTTGATTCAGAGGATAGTGGGGTAAAGGGCTGGGTTAACCAAATTAAAAATGGCGGCTCAAGAGAGTCGGTTTTGAATTATTTTAGGCAAACTGCCATAAAGGAAAATCAAGAGAATACCCGTGTTGAGCTTTCTGATCTGCTAGACAAAGACGACAAGGGAAGAAGAATACTTTTTGCAATTCCCCAAAGCGCGGGCGACGTTTTTCTTTGCACGTCGCTACTTCCATCCATAAAGAAAACTTATCCAAATTATAATATATACTTTGCGACAAAACCTGAGTTTTTCGAGATTCTGGATTGCAATCCATATATTCATAAGAAAATTGTTTTTAGCCCATTCATGGAAAACCTATTAACTATGGAAGGCCATGCTGGTGGAGAAGGATATTTTGATATCGCATTTCTTCCTCACGTTGGCACTCAAAAGATATTTGACTACCAGCATAACGGCAAAGATATAATACAATTCGATATAAAGGCATAACATGCATATTTTAGATAGATACGCTTTATCTTGTGGAGTTAAAATCGATAAGCCGTTTATAAATTTACATTACTACCCAATAACTCTAGAAAAATATATAGTATTTCAAACTAGCGGCAAAGGCAATTCTCGTCAGTACGATTACTGGCACAAAGTATTCTCCTTTATTAAGGAATATGCGCCTGATTATAAGATTGTCCATATTGGTGTGCCTTCTGATCAATCTGTTCATGGGATTGATATTGATTTGCGCGGTAAAACTTCCATAAACCATTTAGCATATATAATCAAAAACTCTTCTATTTACGTTGGAGTTGACAGTCTATCAGTTCATTTAGCGAGCGCTAATAACAAAAAGATAGTTGCTCTTTATTCTTACTGTTACGCGCAAAACTGTAGTCCAGTTTGGGGAGATCGCAAAGACCATACTTTGATAGAGGTTGATTGGGTAAAATACGGCAAGCCCTCATTTTCATTAAACGAGGAAAATAAAAAAATTAATAAAATTAATCCAGAGATTATCGCTAAATCTGTGCTGGATCAATTAGAAGTTCCTAATGATTTGGATAAAATCCAGACCATACACATTGGAGCGTCGTTTCATACTCCTGTTATTGAAATAATTCCAGACGATGGTCCGATCCCAGTTTTGATCAAAGAAAAGGTCTGCAATGTTAGGCTAGATTATCTTTTCAATGAAAAAAAGCTTCTCCAATTATCGTCAGTTTCGTTTTTGAATATTATTTCAAACAAGCCAGTTGACTTAGGGCTTCTAAATACAATCAAATCAAAAGTTTCTGGTATGACGCTTATCGTCGATGCGTCCTTTGATATTGATTATTTAAAAACAGTAAAAAATTTCGGCTTCAAATTAACCTTGACTGCTCCAAATGACAACGGCTGGGGCGCGTTGGCAGAAAAGTTTTTTGATTTTGGGCTAGAAAAAGAAGAGGTCGTAACAAAGAATAGTGTGAAAGATTCAGATAAAGTAAGCGATCAGTGGATTTTCTCTTCGGAAAAAATCATAATTTCGAATGGGAAAATCTTTTCCAGTAAAGCGAGCTGGAAAAACAATCAGCCAAAGCTTGACAAGTACTCAAAAGTCATCGACACTCCTGACTTCTGGGAAGAATCTGAACATTTTCATATTTTAAAAGATGAACGACCAAACTGGAACAGCGCAAAAAATTCCCTCTCTCCGCGATGAGAGAGGTCTAATCAAGAACGTTAATCATATCTTTAAAAAGGACGGAACCGTGGATTGGCGTGCGATGGTCAATCCCGCGCACCTTTATCCAAATAAAGACTGGTTTGCTCGCAGAAACGCAGCAGTCCCAGAATCATCTGAAGGTCTACGCGACGATCAGCTTTTAATTAAGTTGGCTGGAATCAAAGAAGTCGCAAAGCTTCGTGGATTCAATAGAGTAGCCTTTAACTTCCCAAAGCTTGATAATGATTATGTAGTTGCCACTTGCCAAATTGACTGGATCGAAAATTTTGAAACATCATTCGATCCAAATGCATTTACTATGATTGCCTCGATGGACGTAGCGAACGCGACTTCTGAAAACACAGATGGATTTGGGCAAAAGTTTCTAGAGACTATCGCTGCGAACCGAGCTTTCGTTCGCACTGTTCGTAATTATCTTGGTATTCATATCGTTGGTGAAGACGAAATCGCCAAGGGTAATGGTACAAAAGCTCAAATTAACGAAGGTTCAGCCGACGTTTCTCCCCAAGGTATTTTAGCAAAGAAATTTGCAGATTCGCCTCATTGCAATTCTGGAACTGAATGGTCTGATTTTAAAGAATGGCTTAGACAGCTTTGGAAACAAGAAGCCTATCGAAACGAGTCTGCAAAAGAATGGAAATCTTGGAGCGATGTCCCTGCAAAGGAAGCTCGTACTCTTCTAAAGTTCATCAAGCAGACCAATGACTAAAAGAATTACTAGTGCCACAGAGCTTCGCCAAGCATTAGAAATAATGAAAAAAGGCGAAAGGTTGACTAAGGTTATCAGTCAGCAAAAACATATTGCAGGAGACTGGAATCTTGATCATTTGCAAGATCAGTTAATCCAGCTTCTTTTAGTTTTTAAACAGAATGCGGTAATTTTTATTAACTACGAAACTAACAAGCAGCCAGTTTCTCTTTTTGCTGGAATGATCACAGAGGACTGGGCTTGTGGTAAGCTTGGGCTTAATGAAATTGCATGGGTTACTGTTGACAAGTCCCAACTTGGCGGCGTAAAAGTTCTACAGGCTGTAGAAAACCTTATCAAAGAATTAAATATAGATTTTCTATCTTGCAATTATATGTGCAATGGTGGAGATCCAAGAGTGCAAGCTTTTTATTTAAATAATGGGTTTAGATTGGATACACTTACTTTTGTAAAGAATTACAAATAATTCCTAACCCAATTTTTTTCCTTTTTAGGCTTTACTAAAACTGTAAAGCCTTTTACCTTATTTTACTTTTATGAAAAAAACAATGTCTGTTAAGAAGAGAAGCGGAGAAGTCGTAAAGTTCGATGCTGACAAGATTAATAAAGTCTTGGCTTGGGCTTGCGAAGACATTCCAGACACCTCCTTTGAGGAGGTTGCGATGAACGCTAATCTTTCATTCTTTGACGGTATTTCTTCAAAGGATATCCACAATACCCTTATTGAAGCTGCCGCAGGCTTGATTTCGGAAGAAAAGCCTCAATATCAATACGTTGCGTCTAAGCTTCTTAACTTTCAGCTTAGAAAGGAAGTCTGGGGAGGAAAGAACGCCCCAAAACTTATTGATTTTGTCAAGGAGAATATCAAACTAAACGTTTATGATCCAGATATTTTAAATTGGTATGACGAGCGCGAGTTCCATAAGCTCGACGAGTTCCTGCGCCATAATAATGATTTTAATTTCACCTATGCTGGCATTAAGCAGCTTTGTGAGAAATATCTGGTTCAAAATAGAACCACAAAGAAAATCTACGAGACTCCGCAGTTCGCTTATATGCTTATTGCTATGACATTCTTCAAGAGTTATAAGAACGACAGAATCAATTATATTAAAAAGGCTTATAACTACTTCAGCCAGCACAAGATTAATTTGCCAACTCCAATTATGGCAGGGGTCCGCACAACGCTGAAGTCATATGCGTCTTGCGCCCTGTTTACTGTAGATGATGCTCTTGGTTCAATCTTTGCAAACAATAGCGCAATTGGCTTCGCTACTGGAAGTCGCTATGGCATTGGCATTAATGCTAGCCGTATTCGCGCCGTCAATAGCCCAGTAAAGGGCGGCATGGTCAGTCATACCGGCCCAGTGCCGTTCTTGAAGATGTTTGAGTCTACAGTAAAAAGCTGCCATCAAAATGGAATCCGAGGCGGATCTGCAACAGTTAACGTAGCTTGGTTCCATCACGATATCGAAGATATTCTTGTTCTAAAGAACAATGCTGGCACAGACGACAATCGCGTTCGCAAGCTCGATTACTGCATTGGCTTTGATCGCCTGTTTTATGATCGCGCAATGGCAAACAAGAATGTTACTCTGTTTTCATATCACGAAGTTCCTGAGCTTTGGAACAATTTCGGAATGCCAGAGTTTAAGGAGCTTTACGAAGCCGCAGAGAACAATCCCAAGATCAAGTTCAAAAAGATCGTAAACGCCAGAGAGCTTCTGTTTCTCTTCTCAAAGGAGCGTGTAGAGACTGGACGTATTTACGCGATGAATGTAGACCATGCAAACTCTCATGGCGCTTGGCTAGAACAAGTCGATACATCGAATCTTTGCCTTGAAGTAAATCATCCCTTGAAGGCAATCAATGATGTTAATGATCCAAATGGCGAAATCGGCGTCTGCATTCTTTCTGCCGTTAATCTAGTAGAAGTTTCAGAAAACGAAATGGAATCAGTCTGCGATGTCATCGTGAGAATGCTTGACGAGCTTATTGATCACCAAGATTATTTCGTTCCTGCCGCAGCAAACTTCGCAAAGAATCGCCGCAGTCTTGGCGTTGGCGTAACAAATCTCGCCGCTTACTTTGCCAAGAATAAGATTAAGTATTTTGACAAGCAGGCGCCAAATAAGGCCGCTGCCATAATGGAGCTTGTCAGCTACAATCTTATCAAGGCTTCCGTTGGTTTGGCAAAAGAAAAAGGCACTTGCGCCAAATTTAATCTCACTAAATATTCAAAGGGCATCCTTCCTATCGACAATTACTGCAAGAGCGTCGATGAGTTTGTAAAGGAAAAGCTCCATTGTGATTGGGAGGCTCTTCGTCAAGATATCAAGCAATACGGAATGCGCCATAGCACTCTGACCGCTTTGATGCCCGTAGAGTCAAGCTCTGTGATTCAATCATCGACTAACGGCATTGAGCCTCCACGCTCTCTTATCTCCTTCAAGAGATCAAAGGCTGGCGTAATGCCCGTTGTTGTCCCCGCTATCGATAAGCACAAGGATGACTATACTTTGGCATTTGAAATGCCCACCAACGAAGGGTATCTCAAGGTAGTCGCCGCTCTTCAGAAATTCGTTGACATGAGCATCTCAACGAATCTTTATTACAATACTACCAGATATCCAAACAAAATTCCTCCTCAGACCGAGCTTGTAAAGGATATTCTGCTTGCTTATAAGTACGGGATCAAGAATCTCTATTACACAAATACGTTTGATGGGGACACTCAGACAGTTCTGCACACCAAAAAAGAAGTACAACAACCACAACCACAATCAGAACCGCAAGAAGAAACCGAAGGATGTGCCGGTGGAGCTTGCACATTATAAACATGAACTTTAATAATCTATCAAAAATAAGCATAGCGACAAAACGCCAATGGCTTATAAAAAAAGGATATAAGTCTGCTATTACTGCCGACAATGATTATATTAATAAACTTTTTGAACTTTATGTTCCTACATGGGCTTTAGAAGCAGAAAAGTTTAAAAAGCAAAATAAGAAAAATAAAAATAAATATTCTGGAGCTTCTCCTAAAGAATGGGCCTCATGGGGAGGGACAAATAGACCACATCACTCAGGTGGACGAAAGCGCAATACCAGAAACTATATCTAATAAAAATGAAAACTGTTCTTAACACCGTTAATCTAGATTCGCTCAAGCAGCCGCTTTTCCTCGGAGAAGACTTGGCTATCCAGCGATATGATCGCCTCAAGTATCCTAAGTTTTACGAACTGTACGACCAGCAGATTAATTTTTTCTGGCGTCCACAAGAGGTGAATCTTACAAAGGATGCCGCCGATTACAAAACCCTTTCTCCAGAAGAGAAGTTCGTGTTTGATAGTAACTTGCGATTCCAAACAATGACAGACTCAATGCTGTCTCGCAGCATTAATTCGCTCTCGGATTACGTAAGTAACCCAGAGCTTGAGATCTGCATGAATGTTTGGTCTTTCTTTGAAACTATCCATAGCAACAGCTACACATACATTCTACAGAACATTCATCCAGACGCTACCAAATTTTTTGATTCGATTTTGGAAGATAAGGAAATTGTAAAGAGGGCTCAAGCTATCTCTAGCCGTTATGACGCCCTACTTAACACAAAGAGTGATGATCCAAAGCAGCAGATATTTGAGGCTCTTCTTGCAACCCAGATCACTGAGGGTGTAACCTTTTACGTTTCCTTTGCCTGCTCTTTCTATTTTGGCTACCGTGGAAAGATGGAGGGCAACGCCAAGATCATTAATCTTATTTCCCGTGACGAAAATCTTCACGTTGCTATCACTCAAAATATCCTAAAAGCTCTTCGTGACCAACCAAAGGAAGGCTTCCAAGACATTATCAAAAAGAACGAAGATAAGATCTATGAAGCTTATAGAATGGCTGTTGAGTCCGAAAAGGAATGGGCTGATTATCTTTTCTCAAAGGGTAGTCTAATTGGTCTCACTGCTGATTCTTTAAAGCGTTACGTTGAATGGCTTGCTGATAATAGACTTACTTCAATGGGTTATAAAAAGATTTATAATGTCAAGGGTAACCCCCTTGCTGGCTGGCTAGACAGCTTCTACGACAGCAAAAAGATCCAAGTAGCACCTCAAGAGACAGAAATCTCTTCTTATGTCAAAGGTGTTGACAATAAGATTGACGAATCTGTCTTTGATATGAAGTTCTAATTAGAGGCTAAGTAAATTACCTCTAGGGTCGAGCCATTCAGATTCATCTCTGACTAGCTCGGCCCTTTCGTTTGCCCTAATAATAGAGACGAGTCTTCCATTGGCTTCTTCAACATAAAGAGTGCTTTCGTTGCGTCTGCTTAAAATAGTAACTTTTGACCCTTCTGGAACATCAGAAGGCAATATTAATGTTGAGTCACTTGTTAAGGATACTAAAACAAGCGAATTTAAATAAGAAACTGGTAATTGAGTTTTTACTTCAACTCTTTTAACCTTGCCATTTAACCCACTCACAGTTCTGCCATTATAAATAAATTCAACTCCAAGAATTGCAGATTCTGAACCTATGGTAGTCCAATTTACATTTGATCCTGGATCACGAATTTGATATTTTCTACCTCTGATTAAGGAGGCTTGAGCATGAATATTTATTAAATTATTTTCGCCTCTGCCTCCATCCATAGAAAGCCTGTTAGATACTGAAGGGGCTACGAAGTTTGGTTCCGCCTCCAAATACCCACTGACTACATTTGACATTTCTCCTTCTCCAAAGTCATCCCAAGGTCTAAATCTAAAGTAATACCATACTCCAGTTTGCAATCCTGCTCCTAATGTAATTGTATTAGAATAGCCTCTTGTTTTATCAAGAGGCATATACATAAACATATTAGATAAAGTTGGAGAAACATCAGGAGTGAAACCAACAGAATCTCCTGTAAATATATCAACCCCATACACATCTTTATTTGATGTCGCCGCATAGCAATTGAATATTATTTCGCCTTTGGATATATTTTCAGTTAGCGTTGTCAAAGCTATTCCAGAAAATCCTGTAGTATTTGGGGTAGTTATTTGGCTTAAATTAGCAATTCCAAGTGGATTATTTTTTGTTCTTGGTACGGTTCTGGGCTCGTTATTTCCTCCAATAACATTATTTATATAGTGCTGTTCTGCCCAAACTGCAAGCGGGATAGAAGGATTGATTACCTCCCTATAGTGTTTGATTAAATCATCGTAAGCATAAGCGTAGGCTTCGTAATCAGGCTCACCTGTACCTCTAAAATTTATTCCAATTCCTCGTCTTGTTGCTGACGCCGTTGTGCCAGTTCCATTATATCCTGTTGCGCTTAAGAAAGCTCCAGAAATATCTTGGAAATATATTTCTCTTGATTCATCTTCGCTTCTTAACAAATAAGTTGCCCCACCAGTCCAATTTCTTAAACCAGATCCAGATATTATACCAGTAGTACTCGCATTCTGAGGATTCCAAAGAGCAATTCCAGTAAATGTACTATTACCGTAATATCCAGAAAGTATATAATAAGGAGAATTTTGATAAGAATCTATAACCTCAATATTTGTATATTGTGGGAGAATGTTGTATGCAAAAAATGTTCCAGTTTTTGTAAGATTAGTGTTATCCGTGACTGTTACTCTAAGACCAACGTATCTTTTAGCTTCTACGTCTCTTGGATTATCTTTTTCTCTGCTAAAAAGCTGCGCGTTTCTTCTCTTTGTCAAAGTATAAGAGAATCCTTGATATTCTTTGATTTCGTCAACAATGTTACCAGCTTCATCTAAAACGTGAAGAGTTACCTTTGGAGGTAAATCCATAAATGGATTTTCAAGCATTTGCTCGACGCTGCCTATAACACCTCCAGTTGGATCAATATATTTCCAAAGAAATGTCACATCTGATGATGTAAAATTACCTGCGCCTCTGCCAGAATGAGTATTCTGATAAGTTAAAAGATAATATAAACTGTTTACATCTGCCGTATCAATGGTTAATCCGCTTGGTATTGTTGAAGTTAAATTAGCGCCTCCAATAGATAAAGTTGGCGATGGTAAAACCATTACCCCTGTTTGTACAGGATCTGTAGAAAGAAGTTTGTATTGAACCCCTTGAGAGTAAACATTTATATCGTAAAGACCATAAATTCCACTTATTGGAACTGTTAATGCAGTAGTTCCAGATGGAACTGAATAAGCTTGGGTGATTGAATCAGATTCATTCGCCGTCGAATAGTCTGGTTTGCTGATATATACTTTATATCCTGTTATTGGGCTTGTGCTAGCATTCCAAGTAAAATATAAACCTGTTTCACCATAAATTCCGGTAGAGGTTATCGCGCTTGGCCGCTCAGGCTTAATAACTACATCATACGGACCCCTGACATAATAACTTGGAGAGGTATCAACAATATCTTTTTCTATAAAATCTTCTTTGTTGGGTATATATTCAATGCCGACTACGCCATACTGATTAGACTCTTCCTCTTTTGTCGAAATTGTTTTGTACAATTTTGGTTCGACGCCAGAACCGCTTAATACATAAAGAGAACCTTCTTGAATTAAATTAAGATTTCTAGGATCAGTGTCTACAGATAAATTATAAAATCCTCTTGGATAGCCTGTTCCATAAATAAGTCCACTATAACCAATGCCATTAGCTTCTGCTAATGTTCTTAAGTCAGTTTGGCCCAGCGTACCACCTCCTACATAAACCTCTAGCCCTAAAGATCTAAATGCATTTGATACATGTGTTGAGGTTAATGGAGTATCTAGATAAATTTTCTCTGAGCCATAAAAATTTTTAGGCAATCCTACTGTATAAAAACCAAGGTTATTGCCTAAACTCCATTTTGATTTTGCCGCACTATTTCCATCATAATCGTTGGCAAAATCACTGACTGAAGATGTATGAGCTTTTGTGCAAATATACGGAACTGATTCTACTTTTACAATATCACCCACTGAATAGGCTCTTCCCTTTGCCCATTCAAGATGGCTTGATTCATTTCTGTTTCCAAAGTCTGCTTGAACAAAAGTATAGTATGGCCTTAGTCTGCTAAATGCCAAAAGATCTCTGTATGTAAATAAAATATTTCCATATTCACCTATAGTTTTTGACGCCCTTTCTAAAACTCTATATCCTCCTTTAATTAATGCACAGGCATAGCCATAATTATTTACATCAGAGCTAGTATCATCTTTACCTATTTTAAATATTTCTGTAGCTGCAAAAGATGCCCAAGTTGAATTTGGCACGAATTGATTGTTTACCGGCGTTCCTCTTGTGAACGCGATAACCACATCTCCATTACTTGCGCTATCATATATAGGATTAGAAAATATTGCATTTAAATTAGCTATAGATCCAGAAGCTGTCACTGTGCCAGCCGGATTTATTCTTGCTGCATAAATTTGACTTGTGCTTATCGATAAAGCTGTTGAGCTATTGATGTTAAATACCGAATTTGAAGAAATTGAATAAGCTATATTGCCTGTCCAATTTCCTTCGTTTCCGATTACCTGTCCAGTTCCATCAGCACCAAGAAAGTCAATGTCAATTTCAAAATCAGAAAGAACACCAGATACATCAGAAAATGTTAAAGAATCCCATCTTGGATTTCCGCCTGCGACAACGTGATCTGGAAAAACATAAGGGGCGCCAGTTAAAACTGTTTGTCCAGTATAGTTTGCTCCAGAAATTCTTCCCTCGACAGAATATACATCTGTTACGACACTTTGAAGACAAAAATCTCCAGTCAATGTAAGTGTAGCGCCGTAAGCATCGTCAGTTACCGTATGTATATTAAATTTTCTTGTTTGCTTTTGTCTTCTTGCTCTAATTTGTGCTAAAGTGCCAGTAAAATCACCATCGCTTCCCGTAAGCAAATTTAAATCAGAAACAGCAAAGTTACCAGATGGGATGTGAATATATATACCAGAATCTAATCCATAAGGATCTTGCGCGGTTGGAGCTTTAAATTCTCCGTCTATTTTTATATTGTTAGATATTGAGTCAACAGATAAAATTCTACCAAAAGTTCTACCAACATTCCTGATTTCATCACTTACCCCGAAAATATCTCCTGGTTGTAGATATGCCCCTTCTATACCAGCTATAAAGCTAACAGTATCCGCCTCAAACATCGAGCTAAATAAAATATAACGTCCAATTCTCTTAGCTTCTGATCTTGATGTGCATCCTGCGGCATTTACTTTGAATGGGTTTATTCCATATTTTCTTATGCCATCCACATCTTCAACAAACTCCATTTTTGTTTTATAGTCGTCAAATCTATCGTTGTATACGATTTCAACTGTTGTGTAGCGTTTATTTCTTGCTGTTTCAGTATACTGAAAAGATCCGTCTCTGACATTAACATTTGCAAAGTACATCAGAGGATCTTTTGGCCTATCCGCAAAAAAAGAAAATCCTTCCGTATTCCAATATACAATGCCTTTAAAAATCGCAGCTACATCTTTTAATATATTATAAGCTTCGTCTTTATTAAAAAATATAATATTGCACGTATATCTTGGTTCAAGCCCGCCTTTGCCATCTGGAACACCCTTAAACTTTCCATCATCATCTACAGCGTCGCAGTAACGACCAATATCATAAAGAGTCCATTTGTCAATTGAACCCAAATCTATAAGATTGCCAAGACCGTAGTTAAAATCTGTAATAATGTCGTATAAAATCCAAGCTGGATTATCTGTCCAAGCTATCTTAAATGTTCCATCCCAGTCTCCATAGTAAATTCTATTGCTATCGTAAAAATTTGTATCACAAAATTGCTGTAGCTTAGAATCAGAATCGTGAACAAGGCTAAACTTGGCCCCTCCAGTATCAATCGCCAGTTCTCTTAAAGTTCTTGTTCCAGAAAAATCTGGATCAGTATTTAAATAATAAATCTGGATTCCATTTTCTCTTGCTTGGTTTAAAAGAAGATTATAAGTGGTTTCCGCCATTACTTCTGGAGTAGAACCAGAAAAATAAATTAATTTTCTTACTGTATTTTGCCAAATAGTTTTCAGTAATGAAGCTTCAGAGGCTTTACCGACTTCATCAGTAATGCTGAATTGACTTTTTCTAAGAAAAAAATTCGCAATCATTGTTTCGTCTGGATCTGTAACTGGATTTAATTTAGTTTCTGATAAAGCGGAATCAAGCAGTTTTAAAAGATTTGTTTGGTTTGCTCCTGTAGAGTCTGGAGTCTCTACCTCAAAAAATAAATAAGAATTATAATATGTAAAGCCATTAATCGTATCGCCTGTCGCTTCGTTTATTACTGTATCAATAGCGTCAGCCGCTGTTTGCCAAATAGAAAATCTAATATTAGTATATCCCGCGATTAGTTTTGTTACAAATGATTGTAAGTTTCTTTTTAGCAATAAACGTGTAGCAGAATTCATGTTCTGATCTACTACAAAAATAACATCCAAAGTCGATGGATTTGCTGGGTAGTCTGGATTTGAGAATACGTACCGCCTATCCAATCCATCTCCTCCAATTGGGAAATAATTAGAAGGAACCTTAATCTTCTTCATTTTCACATCAAACTCTTTTGAAGGAATTTGAGGAAAGCTTCTTGAATCAAATTTCAATCCAACGTGAGCTGTAAGAGGATAAGAAAAATTTCTATCCACTACTTCATAAACTGTATCAACCGTGACATCTCTTTTTATTAAAGGCGATATTGTTTCGGCTGTAATTTTTTCAATAGTAATATATCTATCTTTACCGTTAATAGCCTCTGGCAAAACTATTTCATTAGAAGAAATTTGCAGAAATTGATCTACTACATTGCCGTCTTCTCCACCATTTGTATTGCTCATTTATATATTATAAATTTTAAGCTGTTATCGTAAAGCTTCTAACGTTGTATGTGTATAAGTTTGTTGGATCTGTACCTGTTCCAGAAGCAGTTAATCTTACTGCTGGATTGTCTGGAGAAGTAGCATCAATATATATATAATGCGTTCCCAAGCTCAAAGTTCCTGTAACTGACGTTGGAATAGAAAAAGAAAAAGTTCCATCAACTCCAATCGACGCACCAGGGCATTGAACTAATTTTACTTCTGGTAAGAAAAATGGAGCCCCAACTCTGCCAACATCAATCCAAGCCGTAACGCTTAATGCGCTTTTTTCTTTTGTGGTTGCGCCATTAGTTTCTACATAGCTTGCTCTACCAGATAAAGCTATTGCAGAACCTCTTGAATACGAAGCATTTATTGTATCAAAAACGCTATATCCACCCCCAAACCCAATTGGAGTTGAACTAACGATATTTTTTTCAAAAGCTACCGGAAAGTAATCTTTTTTCTCTCTTTTTCTTAAATTATAAATAATAGCTAAGACATCAGAATAATTTCTTGGTCTAATTTTCGATGCGAGAATTTCTTCTATTGTCTTTTGGTTTTGCATTTTTATGAAGAAACTTGATTGGTAGTCGTTAATCTATCATCAAACATTATTGAGCTAAAGTAATCTCTAAAGCTGGTAAAAGATCCTCCAGTTGGACTGCGCGTTATTAATCCACCAGCGCCTCCTCCTCCAAGCGATCTGTAATTGTATGGTCCTCCAAATGTTGGAGCGAAAGGCTCTCCAAGAGTTAAGGCGAATGGAGCTTGCGCTGTTCCAGTTATTGGATATTCCTTAATAGAAAATGGAGCCGCTCCATCTATTCCAGTTTTGACCAATAGTCTTACAGTCGTTGATTTGCTCAAACCGATATCTTCACCTTTGCCGCCGCGCCCAATATCTACCGTATCAAATAAAGCTTCAATCAACATACTTACTCTTACTTTTTTTACATCTTTGTTTCTTATTTGATGAACAAACACAAACGGATCTTGTGATTGAGTAGGCCAACCGACAGCCCATTGAGAGAAATTTCTTCTGTCTTCAACTCCTTTTTCTCCGTTGCTATATCTTACGTCAATTGAACCGTCTGGAGTAAGTTGATTATTTATTGGCCCCAATAGCTTAAATCCAGCGGGTTTCATTATGTAAACATTCTTAAAGTTCGCTAAAGGTTTTTGATTTTCCGTTCCAAGGTTAATTTCCATCATGACGTTTCTGAAATTATATTCTCCATAGGCGTTCATCACTGGAGTTTTATTCAGATAAATGCCCTTTAACATATCCAGTCCATAAATTTTTTTGCCAAATTTATCAACAAGACCATAGATTGGACCCTCGCAAAGAACATCAACGCTTTCAGAAATTGAAATAGACCTTCTTAAATCTTGTCTTCTTGGCGGCATTAGCGCAGGAGTATCTGCCTCTCCTTTCCCTCCTCTATAAAATCTATATGGATTTAAAATTTTCATATTAAACCAGATATTGAATTGGTGTAGTTCCTAAAGTAGTTCCTCTAGAAATTGATTGTACAGGAAGAAATCTTACGTTCATTCTAACAGGAGAAGAAACAAGGGTTGCTCTGTTCTTTACATTTGCTTTGCAAATATATCTTGATTTATATGTCGCGTAACCGTTGTCTCTTGATCCATTTACGACTCTTCTGTTAGCTACAAATCTTACAATTCTATTTGATTCTGCTGAAGTTTGCTGGGCATAATTTACAAAATCTTTTGTCACTATCGCATTAGCGTCGGAGGTGCCAACGTTTGCACCGTTGTAATAAAAGACTGTCCCCGCTGCATTTGAAGCTGCCCCTAATTGGGTCCAAGAAGTAGCGCTTGGGACTATAATTTTATAACTTTGTCCACTCACCATCGTTTCTCCCGCACCATCTGCTGGAGTGATATATCCAGAAATGCCTTGGCTTAAAAATTTATTTTCTTTTGGAAACTGCAAGTCATCAAGAGAATAAAAAATCTTTTCTTTTGGAAGCGCAGTCCAAGGTGAATACGATCCATTTCTATCTGTATCGTATCTATAATATATGGTTATTCCTTCTGCTCCTCTAGAATCTTGAACTCTAGCATACAAACGATGATAACCAGCGGTTAAGTAAATTGGATTAACCGTTGAATGAAGAGCGTGTATTTCTCCTGTTGTTGGGGCTAGTGGATTTGCAAATCCAGAATACATTCCATGCCCACCGTAATACGCAGAAACTCCACTTTGGTCTATGTATAAATCTGCGGCATCATCAGAATCTAGCTTGAATTGAAACTCGGCTACTTGTGCTACTTTTCCATCACTATCGCCCTGTGCTGCGGTCTTATTAAATGTCATGCCTATCCTTGGGGTTAAGGGAGTTCCGCCTTGACCAGTTAGACCAACACTACTCCATTGACCAGTATTGCCAACTTTGATTACTTCATAAGTGCCCTGACTTGTTCCAAGTTCGTATACATTTTTTATTCTCCCTTCGATTGAAACATAGAAGTATCCAAGAAATTCCATTCCGTAATTATCTAAATTTGAATTTACGCCTTGAATGGCAGGCTCATTCAATCCATCAAAATTTCCAATATGAAGAAATTGTTTATTGTCAGCATAAGCTGGATAATCTCTGAAAAGAGTATTCATTTGATCAGTATTGGAAGGAGATTCTACTCTCGTCCAAATATTGCTTTCTGCGACTGGCGCTCCGTTTACATCTAACGCGCCAGTGGTTGGCAAATGACCAGAATTAGCCGCGACGCACTTATACAAATACTCTAATGTTGGAGGCAAAACTTTTCGCCAATACAATGAATTAATAACGCCACCCTCTCCTGTTGGCAGAACCCCAGAAAATCCAGTTCGATTATCCTCTTTAGCCTGAAAATAAGTATTGGTCTCTGATCCAGTTGGGTAATCAACCATTTCTCCGCTAAAATATTGATATCCGTTATCCCAAGAATTAAATCTAAATCTATAAAACTGCTGTGGCCCGAACTTTATTAGTTGCCCAACTTCATACGATGCGAAATATCCCGGATATGTATTTTTTATATTATCGTAGTAATTAGTTACTTTGAAGTCTGGAACATGATAAGACCTTAAAATTATTCCGCTTTTAAAAGAATATGGGTTTTCTATTCTAACTTGTCCTCTTGAAGCGTCAGTGCTCACCTCTTCCCATTCGTATTTTATATCTGCATCGTAAGTAGGTAAATCAGGGTTTGATACTATTTCTGAATTTTTTCTCAAAACAACTTCAACTGGTCTGGACGCTACTTTTTCAGCACTATTGGTTAATATATCTATATAAGAGTTTAATACATTGATATAATAAATATTCAAGGGCTCTTCAAATGTAGCGGCCTGATTTGTAGAAAATGAATCTTGCTGCGTCAGTTCTTGTTCGTTTGCGAACTCTAGTTGAATATAATCATTTATAGGCTTGTCAACAGGGGTCATTAGCTGTTTGACATCAGCGTTGATAGCATAATGGTCAACGCTAGAACTTATTTGAGAGGAGCCTATTTTTAGTCTTCCATACCCAACTGGGATAGCTTGACCCTGCGAAGTATTGGACGGCTTATTTCCGAATAAATAAGATTTTCCTCCAGCTTGAATTTCCTGATTAAAGTCAGGTTTTGGAGGCGGAAAAAGCAGACTCATTACTCCTTGGAGAGCTATCGAAGCTCCAATCATACCTACAAATCCTGCTGCTCCAGCTAAAGAACCGCCAGCAGCAAAAGCTCCCATTGCCGCTGGTCCCCCAATTGCAGCAAGACCTCCCGTCATAACAACCAAGGCCAATCCAACTACAAGCATTCCTATAGCCGCTCCATTTTTACCCGCCCCCCAAACTACTGGGACAATATGAACTTCTTTTGGAGCTTTTGCAACTAAAAGCTGCTTTTCCTTTTCGATCACTTCATCATCAACTATTATTCTGTAAAATATACCTTTTGCGGCCAATTTCTTAATTTCATCTAAAAATCCTTTTCTATTTGCATTTACAGCCAAAAAAACTTCTTTTGGAGAACTTATATTAAATTTAAATTCATCTCCAAATTTATTTCTTAATTCTCCATATAAAAATACATTAGTCATAGTTCTTCCTTAATATTTCAATAAACTCTTTATTTACGTGAGGTTTTCTTGGAACGATTAAATTAAATTTTTGCGTCTCTTTGCTATAAATAAGATAAGGAACACAAGAGTTTTCACAATTAAATCTATCAAATTTTGATTCTTGTTCTCCGCAAGTTGGGTGCGTATGGTAAATGGCCGCTAGTTTCCCACTTCTAATTTTACGCATAATCTCTAATGGGTGTATTTCAAATATCTCATCTTGGTATGAAGCTATATTTTTAGCTGGTTCGCTTTTTAAAACTCCATCCTCAACCAAAATAAATCCACAAACTTCAATTTCAGACGTATTCGCGTGTTCGATAATAGATTTCATTATTGATTTATTGCGTATTCTTCTGTTCCAGGAAAGCCACCAAAAGGAAGCGCATCGTTGCTTCCAAATCTAAGCTTACAACCATTTATTGATTTTGAACACTGATCCGTAGCCCAAAATTCTCCATTGAAAGATGGATGCTTTGAGCCGGTTGCGGTGTGTGTTTTTTTGCACATATAAAATTTCAATAACGGCGTCCAGTTTGGTATTTCATTTATATTTTTTTTAGCAACTTTTATATGTGGGTTTTCTATATAAACATAATCTCCAACTTTATAATTACTATCAACTTTCCATAAACCTTTATTTAGGTTGTTTCTTAAAGCTTTGATTTCGATGGTTACCCATGCGTCTAATGGCGAAGATGAGAAAAATCTTTGAAGATTTGTTAACAAATTTCTTTCTGACGCATCGTAATACCATCTTGCGCTTGGAACAGAAACCCAAGTTGAAGACGCAGGGACTTTATAATAAATAGTCAAACCTTGTGGGTTTGGATTTTGAGCACCCGCGTTTTCATAAAAACGGATTAGTACGCGATGATAGCCTTCTTTTAAAATTATAGATCCTGTTGTGCCTTGAGGGGTTGTACCTGTTTGCGGCCCTTTGCCATAATCTCCTGCAATTAATTTACCATCTATAAATATTTCAGCAGCATCGTCTGGATCAACGCCAAAATAATATTCTCCGCCCTCTGAAGAGTCAACCTTAAAATAACCAAGATATTCAAGGTAATAATTATCTTGGCTATAAACCGAAACGGAAGTGACTACATCTTCTCCACCAGGGGTTTGAAATTGAGCCGCCGCTATTTTACTAGTAAATTGAGCGCTATTATTTGGCTCAACCGCATCAGTGGTATTATATTTTCTTCTTATCAAACCAGGAGTAAATGTAATTTCTTTAGCCAGTAATGTTTTATCGTTTTCATCAGCTACTGGCGGGCCTACATAACGACATCCATTTCCACGGTAATGGAAACCGCAATATCTTGCCATCACTGTTCTTCTTGGGAAAGTTACGCTATCTATTTCTAAAGGAGAAGCTAATTCAAATTCTACTAAAGATCTATTTTCATTCGCTCTTCTTAAAATAAAAAATACTTGATCTTCTAAACCCGCTGTTGAATCAGCGGAGCCATATGGATTTAAACCATCAGAAAAGTTAACATTGTCTAAAAACTTTACAAACGTTCTTTTTCTTACAATTTTTGCTCCAACAAGATTATTATACCTTCTAATTAAATTAGAAATAAAGAAGTCTTGATTAGATACGGCGAGCTTGGGCCTTGGCAAACCTCCATCCCCTTTTGCCTCAAATCCAGAGCTTTGAATTGGAAACGGAAGGTATTCTTGGCCTTGCCAATAAATAGAGCCATTAATTCCATTAGTTCCGCCATGAATGTAAAGTTTATCATCTGGACGATTAATGTAATCGTAATAAATAATGAAAAACTCTAACAAAGCCGTTGGCTCAAGCGAAAAAAGCTCTGTATTGACTTTTTGATTTGCCCCTCTTGACATTTCCTTTTACCTTTAATTATATTACACTGATGGGCACTAAAAACCAAATAAAAATAGACTCCTTTGAAATTCGCCCGTTAAGAACTAACGATATTCCAGAGGTTCTTAGGTTAGCTGTAAAAGCTCAAGGGTCGTTTGGCATCACATCCACCGTATCTCCTTCTATGTTTTTAAAAGAGATGGCGGTTGGCATACAAAACAACTCAAAAACAACGATGGTCTTTGTCGCGCCTAATCTTGCAATTTTTTGCGTATTTGTATTTAGGCATCTAACTAGTGTTTCGGCAGAATTGAGTTATGTATTTTCTGATCCTAGAGTAATTCAAACAGAAAAATTGAAAAAATCAGCTTACGATCTATTTGCTAATTGCGGATACAGAGAGGTTTACGTAAATGTTTTCAAAAAACGAAAAAGACTGAATTCGTTTTTAAAAATTTTAAAAACCTATGGCTTTTCAGAGGTTATGGAAGATAACGACTCTTTTCTAAAATTGAAGTTCAAAAAGCTTGACAACCCTTGAGAAAGCGTATTCCCGTAGGGAATGAAGTTTGAGAGATTGGTTCAGATAGCCAGAAGCCTAATCATCTATGATGGGGTTGACTTGCGTTGCCGTCACTTCGCATTCATCTTAAACAAAAACAAAATTGTTTCGATTGGAAAGAACTCTAAGAAGTCGCACCCAATCAACCAAAAATATGGTTACTTTGATGGGAGTGGACTACACGCAGAAGCTTGTGCGGTCATTAAATCTGGCAAAGTTGATCATACCAAGAATACTTTGGTTACATTTCGAATCGATAGGAACGACAATTTGGCAATGGGGAAACCTTGCAAACACTGCCAAAAGCTATTGAAAGATGTTGACTTCAAAGAAATATACTATACCAACGAGCAAGGAAACTTTTGTAAAGCATGAATATTTTAATTATCGAAGCTACAAGCAAACGCAAGCCCCTTGCCGAAGATTACAGTGATACCTCTATTGTTCACTGCCGTAATAGCCTCATCCTAAAGCGCGCTCTTGGCGCAGACCTTCTTGATGGCGAATATGCGCTACCACAAGTGCTTGCCAAGCAGTATGATGTGATCATTTGTGCCTATGCTTCGCCCTATATGCCTCACGTACCTTACAGGCAAATTCTTGAGAAAAACCCAAAGGCGCGTTATGTTTGGCTCGTAAACGATCACGATGTTGAAGACAATCAGCTTTTGCGCTGGGGCGTAATCAATATGGGCTTAGTGTACGATATGATCTGCAACAATCCAAGAGAAGGGTATCGCCATTGGATCTTGAACAAGAATATCGCAAATAGAAAACTTAATGATTTCATCCACAAGTGGCTCACAGTTAATTTAAACTCTTTGATTATTGATCCAGACAGAACCCCAGTAAACCACTCAGATAAAAATGGGGTTATTTATTATGGAACTTATCGCAAGTGGCGGGCAGAATCTTTTAAGAAGTTCTTGACAAAGGGCGTTTTTCTTTCAGCCTCTAGCAAGAACTGGAAAAAGTTCCAAGCTCTTGGTTGCGATTGCAATTATATGCCAAAGCTTGAATGGCAAAAGAACAATGAAGACCTCCGCAAGTTTAAATATTCAATTTATATGGAAGACGAGCATACTCACACTAACTATGCTTTTCTTGCCAACCGTTTCTATGAAGCTTTGATGTCTGACGTTGTGATGCTGTTCGATGCCGACTGCGCTAATACGATCCAGAAATGCGGCTACAAGATCCCAGACAACCTAATCATCACCAATGACAAACTTAAAGATGGCTTAGTTACCTACGCAGATTCATTAGCTTTTCAAACCAATCTTATGTATCAGCAGCTTTTCTTTGACAAAGCCGTGGAAGAAAAGAATGAAGCTGTCTCGCAAATCAAAAAATTCTTAAACGTAACATGAAATATAAAGCTCGTTTCGTTATTCCGAATGTTTCCGCTGAAAAAGTTGGCGTCAACCTGACTTCGACTTATTTAGTCGATGTCGTTTCCTATAAAAACCCATTTCTTTATGTTACGATTCTAGATGGCGAACTAAAAAATACTTGCCTTCTTGTAGAACAGCAGGGAAATGTTTTCAAGGAATATTGCCTTGTTATTTCTGGCTGGATGAACCATAACTATTGGACCCAAGACTCTTACCTCTTTCAAGGCGCAATTGAACTATTCTCCACAAATGATAAAGTACTATAAGCCAACCTCGACTTTCTCAGTCCTCGCTGACAACCCAAAGCTTGGACTTCCTTATCAAACCATCACCCTTTACAAAGATGAACCCTTCTCTGTAGAGAATAAACAGAAAGATCTTTTTGATTCCTCAATCGAATATTGGACAAATGTCCAAGGCTGGGTTCTCAAAATCACTCAAAACGAATTAGATAATCTAATTCACGCCTAATATGATGACCAAAAAAGAACAGGAAGAGAAAGTATTCTCTGAACTGTCAAAAATTAAAACCGATGTCGAAGATTTTGTCGGCAAGAAAATCACCCGAAAGAACTTCAAAAAAGTTATCGTTCAGCTAACTCAAAAAATCGCCAGTTCAGAAGACGAGTCTTCTACACCCGAAGAATTTCAGAAAAAGGTTTCAAACTTTTTTGAGGTTTGTCATAGCTGTTTAGGAGACGTTATCTGGTCAGAGCTTAAAGAAAAAGGTCTTATTGTTAAGATTTGCTATGGAGATGAGGTAATGTCTGTTTGGAATATTCCAATAAAGACATTTTTTGTCAGCCAAGATAACTTCACCACTACTACAACTTTGATGGCAAAAAGTTTACTTGATTGCATGGTAGCGTTTTTCCTCAGTCCTAATCTGCGCTCCTTAGTGATGGAGGGCGACCAAGAAGCTATCAAGACCCTTTATAATTCTTTTAATCGCCCATCTGCAAGTTCGACCATCATTAATTTAAAGTTAATGCGAGACAACTTCCCAGAATTCTACGAGCACATCACAACAAAGCTTGATGTGATGACAGTAGAGGGAATGGAAAAGTATGCTAAAGATAAGCTGAAGCAAGAAAAGCGCACTAATGTCAGAAAGAAAAGTCGTTCTGTCAACAGAGCCTAACTGGTTTGGGCTGGGTGACACTATTTGGTTTTTGCCTACAGTAAAAAGGCTTAGTTTAACTTTTAAACAAAAAATCAGTATCGTCACTCAGTACCCACAGTTATTCAAAAATAATCCTTATGTTGGCGATATCTTTTCGCTGAAGGACTTTGACTTTTCTTCTCAAGCGGCAAATCCATTTTGCTTTCGCCCTCTTAATGGGGCAAATCCATTCTGGTTTGGCATAAACATTAAACAGTACATCGCAAATAAATGCGGATTTTCTCTTCTGCCAGAGGAAGAGGAGATTTTTTTCTTTCGGGAAAAACCCATCAAAAGAGAGTTGCCCAAAGACTATGTTTTGATTAACGCCTCAAAGCGAGGGGTAGATAGAGACTTAGGGCAAGAGGGCTGGCAAAAGATCGTAGATATTTTAAATAAAAAAGATATTCCTGTTGTTGTGGAAGGTCCGACACAACACACTTACGATCTCCAAATAAATAATGGATTAAATTTACGAGGAGCCGTTGACTCAATCAGTGAATCTTGGCATCTGATAAATGATTCATTTTGCTACTTGACATTCGACACAGGAATGTACATTCTCGCTGGAACAACAGAGGCTCAAATATTTTTAGTCAATTCTTATTTCGAAAACCATTGGCACAAGCCTTATAGAAACAATTCTTATGATTATAAATTATCAGTGATAGAAGGAAGATGCATTGAAAAATGCCTTGGTAATTTAAAATACTATGTAACACCGAATGGTTTAAGCCAGTTCAGAGTTCAAACTTGTCCATTAAATATAAATTTCCGCTGTATTCCAAGCCCAGAAACAATTTCAGAAAGGATAATAAATTATTATGTCTCTCGAAAAAGCAATAAAGCACAATAAAGAAAAGCGTAAGGCATATTGGGGCTCCAAAGCTTTTGATACGTCTTGCCGAAATCATGGAAGCTGCTCTTGGTGCGAGGGCAATAGATTTTATTCAGAAAAAAAGCGCAAGGCTTCTGCCAAAGATCAGCTTGATCGTTACTACGATTACTACGACGAACAATAATGCCTTACCTTAACGCAAATATTCCTGTTTTTACCGCTTATTTAAAAAGCGACTTTCTTTATAACGAAGAAAATAAGACCACAGATTATGTTCTGTGCGAGGTTCTTGGCATTACAAGCTTAACAAGACGATGCCTAACCTTTCAAATAATGACAGAGTATGGCTCTCGTCATGACAGAGTGCCCATTCACTATCTTGTAAATGATCCAGTCCACCAAAATTATCCCTTAGATTGGCTCCAGCTTTGGGACTGCTATTCTAATTCTCTATCAGTCACAAGATACGAGTACCATAAAAATTCAGCAGTCAAGATACAGCTAAAGAATCGTGAATGGGTAAATGGCAAATATTTGTTTACCGTTGATTGGCACGACAACCCAGATGCTCCATACGGCTACTCTGAAATGGCAGGAGGTCACAAGTGCGGGCATCTAATATGGGGACTGTCAACCAGCAACGGCGAACCTGTAAACCAACTGTTTTTCCAGCCAAATAATAGAATACTCTGGAAAGATGGCGGTGCATTTATTTCAAAGAAATTCGACAAGAGGCCAGACTGGAAAGTTTTTGATAAAGAGTTTTCTTGTGAAGGCTCCAGCAAATGGCAAGCCGAAGATAATTGGGACTATTTCTACCAGTTCAATCATGAACAAGAATCTGATAAATAAGATAGTAGTATGCGCCTTGCTAGCTTTGTTGGTTTTTGTTTACTTTTATAAACCAAAGAAGACTCAATACGAAGTTTTTTATTTTAATAGCGAGCAAGAGCTAGCCGTTTCATTGCAAATAAAATCACTTCAAGCTGGAGGGCGTCCAGTCTTGGTCTTGCCCACAGGATCAATGCGCCCGACTGTACAAGACTACGATTACGTTATCATTATCCCCCCTTCTGAACAGCCGTATGACACCATCAAAGAAGGCGACATCGTGATGTATAAGGCTGAATGGACTACTCAAGATATTCCAGTTTTGCACCGAGCAGTAACTAAAGATCGGTGGGGTTGGATAATGAAAGGCGACAACCCAAATAATTCTTACGAAAATAAAAGTAGAGTCACAGCGCAGAATTATCTTGGCAAACTGCATTCGATCTATAGGCTAAAAACGAATGATCGAAGTCCAAATAACTAAAGATATGGTCAGCGAAGCCCTTGACAGGGCGGCGCAAGTACCTTTGCTGAGAAATTCTGACACTAATGGTCACGGGCAAAAGATCGCAGCCCTGAGTGATCTTATGGTTCAGAAGACTTGGGGCGGCAGAATTATGTCCAACAAAAGCTACGATTTTGATTGGATCTCTCCCAAGTTATTTTTATTTGAAATAAAAGCCAAGGAGCGGAACGTTGTTCCCCAACCTTGGCACAACTGCGCGGTCAAAGAATACAATACTAAACAGCAATGCGATTACTATCTTTTTACCAGCATCTTTGGCGATTACAGCAGAGGCTGGATTCTCGGCCACATTAAGAAAGAAAAGTTTTTTGATTTAGCTGAATTTTATAAGAGTGGAGAAGTTGACCCCGATCCTCGCGGAGACAAATACGTTTTCCCCTCAAGCTGCTACAATTTAAAAATCGAACAGTTAACTTCTAATTAATAAAAAAAATGGGCCACTACATTCCAACTAGATACAAGTATATTCACAATAAATTTTTCAATAGGCAGTTTAAAAATATTGATCAATCAAAAATCTTTTTTTCTCCAGAAGATGAAGATTTGAGGTCGCATTTAGCCGATTTGATAAATGATGACGGATTCTTGCACCTAAGATGCCAACAGGATTTTTTGTTTGCTGTTCATTTGGAAATTGCGGACAGAATGGGATGGAATCCCGAAAGAAGCAGAAGATTTTGCGTAACCCACATCAATGGCAACAGAATGGACAACCGTAGAGAAAATTTAAAATTAGTCACTCGGTCAGAACTTAAAGCGATAGCTAAGGAAAGAAAAAATAATCAAAAAAATCTATTGACAGAAGCACATTCTTGCGTAACTTAACCAGTATGCAACTCTCACTTTGCTGCATCTCCAACGTTCTTGCCGAGCGCGGAATCAAGTTCCAGACTATGACCCTGACTCGTTTCCTTGCGCTCCCTCGCGCCGAGGCTATTCGCACTCTCAGCGAGCGCATCCTCAACAACTTCATCGTTACCAATGCAACTATTCAATACTGCGCCAATTGCGGTATTGCTGGCTATCGCTTGTCGTCCTCTCTTGCCCCTGTCATCGACCATCCTGACGTTAACTTACGTCTGCAAGATTTGCCTAATTGGTCTGACCTTCGCGCTGCTCTCGACGCCATCTCTCGCACCATCAAGCTTACCGGCGTTCGCGTCTCTGCTCACCCTTCAGAGTACATCACCTTGACCAGCAATGACGCCTCCGCAGTCAACAACAGCATCACCGATCTTGCTTCACACGCTGATCTGTTCGACTTGCTCGACTTGCCTAACGACTACCGCTCTCCCCTCAACATTCACTGCCGTCAAGACGGCGATCCTGCCGAGGTTTCGCAGCGTTTCCTTTCCAACTTCAATCGCCTGCCCAGCAACGTTCGTTCTCGCCTTGTGCTAGAGGTCAACGACAACGTTAACGGCACTTGGTCCGTCTCTAACCTTCACAAATATTTCTTTCTGACCGCAGGAATTCCAATCACTTACGATTCCTTGCACCGTCAGTTCTGCAATCACGGCAACGATGACCGCGCTGACTTCGACCTTGCCTACTCTACTTGGCCCACAGTTCCTCTTTTTCATTACTCAGAAGGTATTGACAATACTCGTAAGCACGCTCTCATGCCTTCTAGCGTCCCTAACTCTTACGGTCGCCCTGTATTTTTCGACGTAGAACTCAAGAACAAAGACTATGCCATCTATCAAATCCTCCGCAACATCCAAGCTCCAAAGCCAATTAATAACGATTAAAAATCAGGTCGAGGAGACTTTATCGCAAAAGAATTTGCGCTTTGAGAGCGCACCTTTAGAAATCGAAAACGAAACAGAAGACGAAAAGATTATCGGCTATACGATAAAGACATCTCAAATCTCTGCGTCGATCATTCCAAATTTTAGAAACAGAAAAATAGAATTTCTTGTTCTGAACGAGAAGATGATCGAGCACCTTTTGCAAGAAGGCTTCTCTGACGAAGAGATTATGGCTAATGGTAGAGTTTGGTTTCACTTGAAGAAGAAGAGCGACTTTTTAAAATTGGTCTCAAATTAATTCATAAAAAATGAAGTTCAATCCAATCTTTAGCTCAAAGGATGTCAAAGAGGTCTACGAGATGTACAATCTACTCAGCGAGGGATTTTTAAAGAATTTTAAATACCAAGCTGAGTTCAGAATTACTACCTCTTCTTTTAAGAGCGACTTTGTTCTGAGTGCCGAATACTCCTCGGAAATCGAGCGTAAGTGGCTGGAAGATAAGGTTCTGGAGATTTCTTCAGAAAAAGTTAAGAAAACCTCTTGACGAACGCTGTGCCTTGTGGCACATTAGGCGTGTAATCAAATTGCTCCAATGATTGTCAAATCCATCCAAAAGAACGTCGTCGAGTCTCACGACTTCCGTAGCGAAATCGCTACCATTGATCAGCAGGAGATGAGATACGTCTCCTCTCTCCTGCGGAACAACTATTCTGAGCCGATTCTCGCTACGGTTCGTGAGATCGTCGCCAATGCGCTCGATGCGAATCGCGGCTCTTCGCAGCCTATTTCCATTCAGTGTCCCACTAGGCTTGAGCCTGTCTTCAAGGTCCGAGACTTTGGGACTGGGCTTTCTGAAGCTGATCTCTTTGGCCTCTACACCAAGTATGGTCGCTCGACCAAGCGTTCTGACAACGCTTGCATTGGCGGGTTTGGTATCGGTCGCTTTGCGCCCCTGTCTTACACCGATTCTTTTACGGTTATCTCTTATCACGGCGGCGAGGCTTTGACCGTGATGGTTTACGTTGACGAGCACGGCGACACTCGTTTTTCGATGCTGAATCGCTGTAAGTCTAATGAGCCGTCTGGCTTGGAGATCAATATTGCGGTTAAGTCTGATGACGTTAGCTCTTTTCACACTGCGCTTAACAACGTCTTGCGCTTTCAAGACTGCAATTCGTATACTGTTAATCTACAGGTTAATCAAATTAACTGGTTGATTAAGACCGATAAGTGGGCGGTATCGAGCCTTACAGAGAATTTCATTGTGATGGGCGGCATCTCTTATCCCATCAAGATCGACGCTTGCATTCCGTTGGATCACCCTATGCTCAAAGACTGGTCTTATACCGTTGGACTGGTTCTTTTCGCTCCGGTTGGTTCTGTTCCCCTGCACCACTCCAGAGAGTCGCTTGAGTATACCGAGCACTGCAAGAAGTATATTGCTACTCGGATCAATCTTTTTATTAGCGAACTCGCAGCTTCTGTTCAGAAAGAGCTTGATTCTTTTTCTGATGGATTGGGCTTTATGAATAAGCTGTTTTCTGTGATGAGGCACAGGCTTACTAGGGTTCTCTCTGACCACGCTTTTTATTTCAATAAAAACCGCAAGGCAGTCCGCTCGTTCTCTTTGCCCGATGATTCTTACAAGGCTTACACTCTGAACAGGAACAAGAACATCAGACCGCTGAAGAAGAGTTCTTTTCGCGTTGAGCCTATTGGCTTTGGATCGAGCGACTATGCTCTTCTGGTTGATGAAGGCGATAAGGGTAGCCTGACGCAAAAGGCTGAGACTATTCTCCGCGAGAATAAGACTCAATCCGTTGTTGTTGTGAGTAAGGAAGCTGCGACGGAACATTTCTTCATCGACACTTTCTCTTCTGACAAGGTTTTTTATACCTCCAAGGTAGAGGCTTTTACCAAGGAAAAGAAGCAGAAGGCTGGTAATGTTCGCCTGCTTTCCCAAAAGGATACCCATCACGTTGACTTCTACAATAAGATTGGTGCCCCTGACACTGATTTTTATTACATTAAAATCTCTGTGCCTAGCACCGGAGGCCGCTCTAACAAGGGTACGGCTAAGTTTGGAATCCAGAGTGAAGTTGAAAAGTTTGAGGTCTACAAGGTTTTCAGTGCTTGCGAAGCAGTTGGCGTCACCGGAGTTGACAAGATTTACGGCGTGATTGACGACTCGTCTTTGCCCAGCAATGCCAAGAATCTTTCTGATCTCTTCCTCGCTGCTTGCGAAAAGAAGATGGAAGACATTAATGCTGAGTTGTCCCTGTATGCAAAGAAGAGAGCTTATCTCAGCTTGTGCTCTTATCGCACTCCACTCGTTGCTCTTGCAGATTCTGGCAAACTTCCGAAAGACAACATTGTTTGCAAGTATGCGTCGAACATGACTTTAAAAAACGACAGTTCAGATGCACAGCTTGCCTGCACCAGACTGATCGAACAGATTGGAACCTTCTGGTTCAATCCTGCCGAAAAGTTTGATTTCACCAAGGAAGCTACTGAGGCAATGGCCCAGATCGATGCCAAGTATCCTCTTCTTAACATTGTTATTAATGGCCGATATGGCTATGCCGACCAAGCTACTATCGACAAGGTAATCGACTACATTAATTTTATCGACAAAAACTCTTGATAAACCTCAACCGTAAATAATCATAAATAACATGAACAAGCCCGCCTACATCATGCAGGACAATTCCATCACGGTCTTCGTTGATGGGAAGCCTCACACGATCAACAATACGCACATCAATTTTGCCGATCTTCGTAAGGCGATTTTGAATGCGGATTACGATGCGATTTCCTCGCTGGTCTCCGTTACCAGCAGAATCCAGAACGCCAGCTTTGGCAACCTTACCGTAAAGAACGGCGAGGTCTTCTACAAGAACCATCAGCTTCACGGTGTAGTTGTCGAGAAGCTCTTGGCTATGCTCTCACAGGGAGCAAAGGACGTTCAGAGCTTGATCAATTTTATTGATCGTCTGATGGCGAATCCTTCCGCCAACTCCGTTAACGAACTTTATTCCTTCTTGTCCTACAAGAGCCTGCCCATCACCGCTGATGGAAAGTTCTTGGCCTACAAGGGAGTTGATAATACTTTTTATTCCAAGCAGGGCAACAAGGACACGCTTGTTGTGAGCGGCAAGGTTGCCGAAAACGGTTCTATCTACAATGGCGTTGGCGAGACTATTGAAGTCGCTCGCCGCTCTGTTGACGACAACAAGGATAATCACTGCTCTTTTGGTCTGCACGTTGGCAGCTACGACTACGCCAATAATTGGGCTGGTAACAATGGGCGTCTCCTTGTGGTTGAGGTTGACCCCGCTGATGCTGTCAGCGTGCCGACCGATTGCAGCTTCCAGAAGCTGCGCGTCTCCAAGTACAAGGTGATTTCTGATATCACTCCTGAGCGCAAGGAGATTCCCAGCGCGGTTTATAATGACATCGAGGGCACTGATAGCATCGATCCCACCATCAAGGATTCTTCAAGCGACTGCGACTTCTGCGACGATCCAGAAAACTGCGATTTCTGCGATTCAGTTCCGACCAATGTTCTTCTTCTCAAGATGACGAACTATGTCGAAAACTTTTTCGAAGATAATGGTCACTATCCGACCGTTAAGCAGATTCAGAGCCGCATGAAGGATTACGATCTGTCTTGTGAGCAGATTTTCCATATCCTCCGTGATAATGATTATATCTTTGAGTGCTCCGACGACAACGGCGCGCTTCCAATCTCCCAATACTTCATCGTTGGGCGCGAAGTCAATTTTGATTAACCATGAACAATCCACTAACTGCTAAACTTAGCAATGCTAACGAAACGGAACTTGATGTTGCTTTTGCGCTCCTCAAGTACCGAGAGATCGGGGTTTATCGCAAGATCAAGGCTCTTTGCCTTGCTTTTGATCTAAACTTTGAGGAGGTCGTTAAGACCTTGCCTCAAGAGAACGGGCGTCTGCTGGACAGCCAGACTCGCCACTTCATCCACGATTTCATGCTTGCTCGCGCAAAGCAGCTTTACACAGCAGGAAACACAAACAACTAATATGCAAGCAGCATCTCTTACTCAAGGGTTTGAAACCAACAAGCATTGGTTTGAAGTTTGGTCTATTGAAACAAGTGGCTCACTCGACAAGTGCATCAATTTTTATGATGCCGCATTCGATAATGTCGCTGCTTGGGTCGCCAATTGCTTGAAACTGGAGAGTGATCGAACAGAAGACACGTTGGTAGTCATTCACGCATCTGTTCAAGACGGTGCAATCAGCCGCACTATCTTGCCCAGCACGCAAGGCGAAACTGTCTTCCAGACGGTCAAAAAGTTCCGGTCCACCCTCATTTAAATTATTTAAAATGACACGCGACCAACTGTTCGCCCATCATAATCATCTGTGCGCTAAGGCGTTCGATATTATGAAGACCAAGAACAATGATTATGCTGGCAGCAAGGGCGATACCCCCTTTGCAAATTTCCAACGCTGCGAGGCAATGGGAGTTTGCTCTGTTGAGCAGGGGTTCTTGGTCCGAATCGTAGACAAGGTTTCTCGCCTTTCTACCTTCGCCGCTGACGGCAAGCTGGCAGTCAAGAACGAGACGTATGAGGATGCGATTCTAGACATCCTTAACTACTGCGTTCTTATGTCAGCTTACGTTAAGGATAAGACGGAAAAGGCTAACTAATAGCTATTCCTGTTAAACGATAACCGGCATCGTAGGGCTTGATAAGCAGCCCTGTAGGCATACCAAGCTCTACGATTTTGCCATTAAACTCTCTGATTAAATGATCGGAGAAGTCTCCAAAAGTAGCATTGCCAGACGCTGCATAACCAGTGGCAGAGTACAATCCAGTAATTTCTGTCTTGTATGCCGCCCAATCGCCAGAAGCGGTACTAAAATTACTGTGTATCTCGGCTTGAAGTAAACGGGGGCTTTCCATATTTTATTTTACACTTAATGTTTATTTTTAGCTTTGCATTATTTATCATATTGACGATCAAACTTTTGCTAAAACCTAACTATTTCAAAAACAAATGAATACGCGCAAAATCGCTATTAGCCGTGAATACGGCGGTTTCTTTCTCCCTCACCAAGCCATCGAAAGCTTCTTGAACAAGAAAGGAATCGCTTATGAGAAGAAACTAAGAGCCCATAATTTTTTTGGATCAAAATATTATTTCACTGTTAACAGTGAGTATTTTTCCTGCGGAGACATTGCAAGAGATGACCCAATTCTAATCGAAACAATTGTTGAATTGGGCTTGGATAAGCCGTTGCAGGAAATGGGTCTGTATGATACTGCATTGAAGATTGTTGAAATCCCCGCTGACGTTGATTGGGTATTGATGGAATATGATGGCTGCGAATGGGTCGCAGAAAAACACCGTACTTGGCAGTAATATGTCTGAAGACGCTCACGCCCCAACAATTGTTATCTGTCAGTGCTGCGAGAATCAATTCAACCCAGAAGTAGAAGCTTGTAGGCAGGACGTTGACATTGGTTATGTTTGCGCCGACTGTTACGTTCAATTAAAATGGTCTTCTGCCATTTTAAAAGTAAATGGAATGCCCCGCTGCACAAAAGGCTTCAACGGTAGATTAAAAGATAATTTTTAATTACCTGACAATCAACTGCATCGTTTCACTCGAAACAGAGCCAGCACGATTAGAAACGCTAACAGAGTAAAGTCCAGCATCTGAACTCTTGAGGCTCAAAAGCTTCAAGGTTGAGCTTTGAACGCCAGATATAACCCTACCGTTCTTGCGCCAAACGAAAGTGAATGGCCCAGTGGCCTTATCATCAACGTTTGCTCTTAGGGTTATATCCTCATTCAAGTAAGCGTTTATTTCTGTACTGTAAAGGTCTCCAGACGCTACCCAGATATTTCGTCCTAAGTGAGTCAAGCTCCATTGAGAGCCGTAGGAGGAAACCATAAAAGAATTTTCTGGGCTAATCAAAGTTGCATCATCTTTTGCTGATAGTTTGATAGGAACATCTGTCAAAGCTAAAAAATTAATTTTCGCACCAACTGGGAAACCGCCCCTAGAAGGCGCAATATAAACATTTAAGCTTTTAGATTTACCTTCAGAAAAAACGACCATCCCATTTAAATCAGAAACGTTTACCGTATAATCCGTCTGACGATAAACAACTTTTGATTGAGCCAAAACAGGCGAGTTTAATGCAAAAATTAAAAACAAAATAACTGACGCTAGTACATTTTTGACTTTCATAGCATCTTTTAAATTATTTATTAACTTTACACCGAAATTTTAAAAATGAATTTTAAACCACTGTCCGCCGAACTTAAAAATCACGGCATGACCATGAAGCTAATTAAGCGCACAGAAAAAGTCGCAATGTATTCAAAGTGCGGAGGTTACGAAGTTGTGCTTGTTCAGCGGCATGACGGCTACGAGATCAAGGGTGCCAAGGTTGAGGCCGCAGAATATTTGCCCAAGGACGAAGATTTCGGCAGCAAGGGTTGGCATTTCTCTGGCCCGCAAGGACTTGCGATGGCTGAAAAAAAGTACCTCGATCTGCAAAAAAGTGTTGACGAGAAGAGCAAGATTTAGTACCTTAGCATCATCACCACAACCACAATGACTGAACAACTACATCACCAAGAAGCAATGCACGTTTACGTGCTCGATAACAAGAAGCAACGGATCGGAGTATTCGCCGCTACCAACAACATCACTTTCCCCGATACGATTTATATCGGCTGGTCGCTTTGCAACTTCGCTGCTGGCGACCGATTTGATACTGATCTTGGAGTCGAGATCGCCTACCAGCGTTCTTTCAAGGGCTCCATCGCCCCGATCCCGCTGTCTATGCTTTCTGTTCGCCGCCGTGATGGCACAACTGTTTACGATCACTTCAAGATGCGTTGCGAGAGGTATTTTAAAGGCAAGACGGTTGTTGGTTGATAACCCTCAATAACTCTTACAATGGACGAGCGCACTCCCATTGCTCAAAGCTCCGTTGACTCTTACGATGGCAATGCTCCTTCTGCCACCGCCTCTTCAACGATGAAGACGTACAACTTCATCTTAAACAAGTATCGGGCCGAGTTTGAAAGGGCGCTAACTTATGACGAATCGAAGGACCGCAAGCATCAGAAGGACATGCGTAAGTTAGCAAGAGAAAAGCAGCGTCAGGCAGAAATCGATCAGATCGAAAGAGATAATGCTGCAAAGCAAAACTTTGAAGATTTCAAAGAACGGGTAAAACAAAAAGGCATCGTTACTAATTTTTATTAATTTAAACGCGAGGATAGCTCAACTGGATAGAGCAACAGTTTTCTAAACTGTCGGTTCCGAGTTCGATTCTCGGTCCTCGCGCCACTTTCGGGCGAATAGCTCAATGGTAGAGCAAACAACTCATAATTGTTAGTGTGCAGGTTCGACCCCTGTTTCGCCCATTATTTTTTATTATGACTCGGATGATGAAGCTCCATATGACAATTCAAGCACAGCAGTTCGCATTTTTCAGCTTCCTCAATCAATCGCTCCCATTTTTTGTTCGATAGATTTCTAAGATCGAGCGAAAACAATTTTGTTTTAGGATTTTTATGGTGAAATGAAAGTGAAGCATAATTCTTGTCATAAGAGCAGCATTTACATTTCCCGCCAAACATTTGTACCAATTTAATTTTTCTTTCGACGCCTCTTTTTTGTTGCATTTCGTAGTTTTGATGGGCATGGTTCAAAGCAGTTGATTTACATTGCAAAGAACAATATTTAGTTTGACGCCCAATTAACTCTTGACTGCACATTAAACATTTCATATAATCATATTACACTTATTATGAAGAAATTCATAATCTTTTTTAAATGAACATCACTCAAAAAGTCTTGATCGCCCTTGTCATCATCTCCAATGTCTTCTTTGCTGTCGCTTTCGGTTATGAGCTTGGCAAAAGAAATGTTCGCCAAGAAGCACTTTTGAATGGACACGCAGCTTATATCTACGACAGTGAAGGCGTGCCCCACTTTAAGTGGAGCGAGTGCATTCAATTTTAATTGATTAAAAAATTATGAAAAAAGGTTACGTTATCGAATACAATGTTCGTTGCATTAAGACTGGCAAGCGGTTTCCAGACAACATTATTCCTTCAGAGATGTTTGGTGACACCTTCACAGATATTATGAATGATAGCAAGATTGGCGACACTTCTATCGTTGAGAACATTGAAGGTATTTATTCTGAAGGGGCAGGAATTGGAAATCGTATGCTTTCAACACTTCTATTGGACACTACGGTTCCCGTAATGTATGACCAAATGTTTGTGGTAACTAACTAACTTTTTGGTGCTATAGCTCAATGGTAGAGCAGCGTCCTTTTAAGTCGTTGGTTGTGGGTTCAAATCCCACTGGCACCACCAATTTTATCGTCCCGTAGCTTAACGGTTAGAGCAAGCTCTTTATAAGGGCTAGGTTCTGGGTTCAAATCCCAGCGGGACTACCAATTTTATTCAGATCAATTAAGCCAGCATGAACTTCACAATGGCAGTTCTTGCAGAGTAAAACGCATTTATCTAACTCTCCTTTTAAAGATTCAAAAGAATTACTTTTCATCGTAGCTATTCCAAAATCTTTTTCTTTTGGATCAACATGATGGAAGTCCAGAGAGCCTTGAAATTTATTGTAGCCACAAACAAAACATTTGCCGCCCTTGTACTCAACGCATTTGCGCTTAATATTCTTTCTTAAAATCTTGTCTTGTTTGGCATCGCATTTCTTGCAACTATAAATTTTGTTTTTTATACGAGATGGATAAAAGTCGTGAGTTTCTTCCTTGCAGTGCCTACAGATGATATATTTGTTTACTGCCTCTTGACTAATTTCCATTTTGAATGATTATATTTTTGTTATAAATGATTTACACATAATATGAAAATCGTCGCCTTATCAGATACTCATGGCTTGCACCTCAATGTTAAAAACATCCCAGATGGCGACGTTTTAATTCACTGCGGCGATTTTTGCTCTTGGGGCAACTTAAAAGATACGCAAAAATTCTTGCATTGGTTTAACGCAATGCCCCACAAGCATAAAATTTTCATTGCGGGCAATCATGATGTTCTATTTGAAAAAAATAATGGCATCGCTAAGGCATTGGTCAAAGAATGCCCAGAGCTAATTTACTTGGAAGATAGTGGCGTTTCTATTGATGGCGTGAACTTTTGGGGTTCTCCGGTAACGCCGACCTTTTTCAATTGGGCGTTCAACCGCAATCGCGGCTCTGCTATCCGTAAACATTGGGAAGCTATTCCCGATGATACTGATGTTCTGATTAGTCATGGCCCACCGCATAAGATTTGTGATACAGTTCTGAGAGATCGCGGCTTTCCTGACGAAGTTGGCTGCGAAGAACTTGCCAAGAGAGTTCAGCAACTGAAGCTGAAACTTCATTTGTTTGGTCACATCCACTTTTCTGGCGGATCTGAAAAGACCTTTGGCAGCACAATCTTTTCCAATGTTTGTCTCTGCAATGAAGATTATCGAATTGTGAACGAGCCCAAGGTTTTTATCATATAAAAAATGAAAGACACCTTTTTAAGCCTAATCACAATGCCAGTCAGACTCGCGGTAGCATTGGCAGTTGTTACGTTTTTTGCAATACCCTGCGCCATATATTTAATTCTTTACCCTAACTGGTCTTTCTTTATGGAATCGGTGCCAAACATTTATCAGTTTGTAAGGTACGGACATTTTGACGAATATTCAGATTAACACTTGACATTTCTCCCAACACTTATACTTTTTCTCCTATGAAAGACGTTATTCAAAGAATCGCCGTAAGTTTTATTGCTGGCACGGCCTTGGGCATTACAATAATTGCGATTACAAAGCTGCCAGCACAAGAACAAGATGCGCCACAGCACGAAGAGCGTGAGTTCCAGAATCTCATGCGCCCGCACGACGCAGAAAGCATCTTGTCTATCATCGATACCGAAGGCTTCGATGCTGCGTTCAGACACTATTCTAATTACCGCGACATCAGCGATCCTCAGTTCCATCAACTGAAGGCGAATTACATTGATGCTGCCCGCGAACTTCTCGACTACGTACAACAAGCCAACCAAAAGACCGATTAAAACTATTAAATTATGAGCGAAAACACATCCAAACTCGTTATCAAGAAGAAGTATCAGAAGCGAATCAAGAATTTTAAGGATATGATTCTGAAGAGCCAGCTTAGGCAAGACAAGCGTTTTGATCGCATCGCTGCTTCAATGGGGCTTTCCGAAGAAGAAAGCCAGATTCTTTGGGATCATGTCTACAACGACACAGAATGGACAGTAGAAATGGAAGGAGCCGAGTAATATGCTTTACGAATACAAAGCTGATTTAATTAAGGTTATTGACGGCGACACAATCGAAGTTGATTTTGATTTGGGCTTTGGCGTTTGGCTCAAAAAGCAAAGAATCCGCTTGGCTGGTATTGACACCCCAGAAATTAGAACCTCTGATAAGGAGATGAAAGCTATGGGCAAAGCAGCACTGGCAGGCTTGATTGACGTTCTTGATGACTATTCTGGTTCACTTATCATTCGCACAGAGCTTGATCCCGACGACAAGTTTGGGCGAATCTTGGGTCATGTCCAAACAGGGGGCGGAATTGATGTGAATAAGTGGATGATTGAACGCAACTATGCTGTTGCTTACGATGGCAAGAGCAAGGTTAACCTTGAACAACTGCACAGGGCAAACGCCACTAAGCTCAGAGAAAGGGGCGAGATACTTTAATTTTATGAAAATTAAAATCGAAGTTGACGAAGACATGATGGACGGCATCATCGTTTCCAGCATCACTAATTCCATTGATTGTATTGAAACCGAGATCAAACGGCTCAAAAGTAAGAAAGGTCTCAAGGCATACGAAAAGGAAGACTTGAAGTACCACGTTTTGAATCTTGACTCTCTTAAAAGGACTAGATACTATTTCGGTGGGCAAAAGTATTATTACGAATAAAAAATATGGCGACCAAATTCGACGAAAAGCTAATCAAAGAAATCGTTGGTTCGCCACATAATTATTGGCTTACCGTCAAAGCGTCAAAAGATATCAAGGTTGAGATTGACATTTGTAGAGTTGTAGATTGGAATTGGGACTTGCCCAAGGCCCGCCCAACACTAAAGCAAGCAATGCAAGATATCGTTGCTCACGCTTACTGGATGGGGCGACAAGAAGAAAGAAAGCTTTATTCCAATACTTTAAAGAGAATGATTGATGGCAAACTTGACACTTGACGTTCTATAAAAACAGTCATAGCGTCATATACTATGAAAATCAAAGTCATTTCCAACTACGATGGCTGTGTTGAAGTAAAAGATATGGATGTAAGCAAAGCCGTATTCAAAGATAATAAGCGTTTGTGGAAAGCTTGGCTGGAAACTAGCGGTGATCTACCCAGATACAGCAGAGAACTGAAGTATTGGCATAATACGCGATCCAAAGGCGTATTCGTCGTCAGTTATGATGATGACAGTTTTTCGTTTGTCCCCACAGAAGTATCTTAAATTTTTATAAAAAGCAGTCATAGTATAAGCATAATATGAAAACTCCTCAAAAAGATATTGATTGGGCATTGAGCGTTGAGAAGAACCTCAAGCCAGAACATCGTGAAAGATATTTGGAATATCTGAATAACAAGCCTATGAGCACACGCAAGACAGACCAAGAAGTCCGAGATGGATGTATCTTGACTGGATTGTTTGTTCGTTGGCGTGATGAAGTATTTTGATTATGAAAGCAACATTGGAGTTTAATCTTCCCGAAGAAAGAGATGAGCATCTTCGTGCTGTTCAAGCAAATTATGCTTGGGCTGCATTACACGATATTGATTATATGGAAAGTGAAAGAAAATTTTGATTTAAATTTTGACTTATATTAACGACAATGAAAAAGAAAACAGACGCAGAAACTATCGAGTATTACAAGAACGAAGTTAAGCGGCTTCATCATCAGATTAATTTTAAGTTTCAATCTGATCCAGTGGCTTGCAGAGCTTCTATCAAAGAAGATCAACGGCTTTATCGTAAGGTAGGTAAGAAGTTCATTCCTGACAATGACCCTTATGCTTATGATGGGCTTCGTAATGGCTTTTGGCTGATTCACATTAAGGATGGTTCCACTTCTATTCGCCAAGCGATTTATCCAGATAAGGCGCACATCTCTGCTGCTGCTCGCGTAATGGAAGATAAGCTGGTTGAAATTATTCGTAAGGCTGGAGAGGCTCGGCCCACAAAGACTCCTCTTACTCAGGAGCAAAAGAAGGACTGGGATAAGTTTATCAAGAAGCACGGCGAAGCTTTCAATATGCTTACTTATCCTTCTATTCAAGAGAATGCTGAAAAGATCGTTGCAGCTTTGCTGCAAACCCGTAATAATCTGTAATATAAAATCATGAGTGATACACCAAGAACAGACGCTAAAGCACAATTTTTCGGATTCAATCCAGACGAGGGCGAAGAGTTCGTGCAGGCTGATTTTGCCCGCGAGTTGGAGCGCGAGAACGCCGCGCTGCGGGAGGAACTGAAATCATCACGAAAGCTAGTCGATGCGCTGATTATCAAAGCCGATGCGTTCGACTATCTGGCGTGGCTGGAAAAGAAACGCGGCGAGGAGGAGGGATTGCAGGGCGCGGATTTCCTGTGCCTAGCAAGCGACGGAACAACGTGCTGGGGCAAAACGTATCTGGAGGCCGTGCGGATTGCCGAACAGCAAGACCGCATTGCATTTGATAGCGCCGCCATCGACGCCGCACGAAAGGAGCAGCCGTGAGATATAGTACTAATACTAACGCAATTAGTTTATTAGAACCGAACTCCAAGCAGGAAATAAAATTCTGCATTGGTGATGAAGTAATGCTGCGACTGACTAAGGATGGCTTTCACTACCAAAATCGTATCATAAATGATGAGGGCGAAGCTTATTGCCTTTTCATCAAATGGATGCAGGACACTCAAAAATTCCAATGGCCTACTCTGGAAGACCGAATTAAAAACAAATTAAATTCTACGGAAGAGGCTATCCGCCAATTAAAAAACACTGTGGAGATTTCTTCCCTTGCCCAAGAGATTTTGGATCGCGCAGAAGACAAAAAAGATTAAAATCAATTTTAGATATAAATGGCCGTATGGTGGAACTGGCTATACACTACAGACTTAAAATCTGTCGCCCATTGGGATTGAGGGTTCAAATCCCTCTGCGGCTACCAATTTATGAATCATTCAATTAGAAATCAACCTATCTTCAGACCAGAGACTAACAGGGAAGTCCATATGGAAGATGTGACGCGAATGAAGCTCGCTCTTATGAAAGAGATGGCTTGTTCAAATATCAGTATGGACATCGAAAACGAAAACAAATTTTACAATAGCTTATCTTTTTTTCTGGAAGAGTCTTTCAATTGGCCCGATTATAAAAGATTCAATTAATTATGGGATGCGATAAATATTACCTCAATGATAATCTCATGATGTTCTCTGAGCTAAATGATGATGTTGGCTGTCTTTGCACTTTTGCAAATGACAGCAGTTATACCTTAGCTCCAGAAACAGTTCGTTCGCTTGCTTATCTCGGCGCAA